GTATGCACCGTGAATACCCTTTGTTTCACAGTACTGTATAAGTTCAGTTATAATTGCTGTCTCAACAGATTCTGCATTCTGTGTTGTAAACAATTCCATAAACTTTTTTGGATTTAATCTTGAAGCCTTTGCAAGAATAAAAAGATTTGAAATAAGAATCAGTGAAAGCAATACAACTATCGCAATTTGCATTTCAACCTCCATTTTATTATATTAACTTAAAACATTTTGGAAAATTATTAAAAAGTTCTTTTGCGAAGTTTATAAATAGTTCACATTCTTCATATTTAATTAGTATAGTTTATATTTAGAGAAAGGACGGATTTTCTGCATTAGCCAAAGAAAAAAGCTTTTTCCAAACGCCTGCACTTATATATTGTTGATTAAACAATGAATTTAGTGTTTCGCCTTTTGTTTTTAGATTTAACTCCTGTAAATTGTCAATACTATCTTTAAATCTCATAGAATATGTTCGGGTGATACTATCTTGAGCAGGTCTAAAGATTCTACCTCTACTTTGCGTATAAACAACAAAGTTGTAAGTCTTTTCAACATAAATTTCGTATTTACATTCAATCAATGTTACAGATGTGTTCATAACATTTATAGAAGCAATAATCAATTTCTGCTTAGGGTCCTTAAGGAACTTATTTATAATATTAACACGATCATCCATTGGTACATCAGCTGAAATTACAGTAGGATTGTACTTCTTATATCTTTCAACTAATGAGTCTTTTGTTTGAGGGTGAAAGTACCAAATAATGCCTTTTTCACCTTCTTCACCAGAGCGTTCTTCAACAATGTCATCAACCAACTCAGCTTTTGTTGAGTGCTTGTTCCAATCAAACTTTAATATGTCCTGCTTCAAGTCTTCAGGAAACTTATCAAACTTTGAACTGTTGATTAAGCAAGTTGGGTTGTCAACTGCTCCTTGTAAATACTGAAATAAGTTCATCATTCGTTCACTGAAAGATTTGCCGCCTTCTCCTGCAAGATCAGCTTGTTCCTGAGCAGTAAAGTTGCTAAAGCGTTCATAAATCTTTCTTTGTAATGGTGACATATCACAATAGATTGTTGGAACTTCATAGTTCAATGGTAAGTCAAGACAATCTGTCATCTTGCGTTTTGAACAATACTTCTGTAGCATTTTAATGTTCAACTGTTCAAGCTTTTCAAGATTCCACTTATCAGGATTGATTGCATAAGCAGAATACTTGTTGCCAAGTTCATTGTAAGATGCACACCAAGTAGTGTAGTCCATACCATCAACCAAAGCTTTATCAAGAATCCAACAAGGTTCATACAACTTTTCATACTTATCAGCAAGTGTACCTGTGAATAAGAATCTTTGGTCAAAGTAAGGTACAATCCAATTCATTACTTGAGTTCTTCTTGATGAAGGAACTGCAAGTGAGTGATTTTCATCAAGGAACAGTCCGCCTGGCTTATCACCTAGCCACTCTTTAATCGGCATACAGTTTGTTCTATATGCTTTACCTGTAGAAGGATGTTTCTTTGTTTTTGTCCCATACTTCTTATCATAATAGTAGTTGCTTATTGACTTCAAAGCATCATATGACAAGATAATAATTGTCTGTGGATACTTTTCAGTATTAAAGATGTCGCGGTCTTCAAAAGGAATGGCACCTGCGGATGTAAATGTAATGATGTCTTCATCTCGCATATTCTTTCCGTGCTTTAACAGTTCTGATTTAATGTTGCGTGTGCCAATAGGCGTTGAGAAAATCAAACATTTATCAATTTCACCATAATATCGTTTGTGTTCAATTAAAGCAGTTAAGATATAAGATTTACCTAAGCCCATCTCGTGATGGAATAAGAATCTGTTCTGACAAAGTCCTCGTGTAATGTCTGCAATTTGGTAGTCTTCAAAAGGATGTTTACCCACAAGTGGAGGAAGATTCATCAATTCTTGTTTGAATGCACGACGATAAACTTTTAATTCAACAAGGCTATTTCTCCATCTTATGACTTCAGTTTTTGTCAACATATCAATATCAACACTATCAAAAGCCATTGCGGCTGCCTTAAAGTCTTCATATTTTGTTACACTTAATGTCCAGCATTTTAAATCAGGATTCCAACGACAACCTTGTAATTTTACAAAATCAACAAGATCCCGAAAATTGTCTCCTCCAATTGTAATATGCAAATCATCTTCTGCTGAGTCAAATGAAATACTAATCATATAAAATATATTAACCTTTAAGCAACGATTTCAACTCTGATGCTCCATTCTTAATTTTATCGTTTGTCCAATCAACGCACCAGTTTGCCAATGAGTCAAGTTGAGAGCTTACCCAATCTGCAGGGTTATCAGCATAGTAATCAAGTTTATAAAATCTTTTATAAATAAAGTTGTATGTAAAGTCTTGTGTATCTGCGCTCTCTCGTTTGAATTGAATAGCATTTGATGTACCAAGCAACTTAACATCTTCAAAGATAAATCGCTCATCTTTCTTAGGAGTTGCAATAGAATTAAATCTTTCACCTTGAGGTACGCGTCTTACAATGATGTCAACACGAGAATGGTTACTTAAGTCTTCAAAAGAACTAAATGGAGCGGCTGTTCCTCTTATTGACATATTTCTTGCAATAGCACCTGTTACATAAGCAGAAGCTTCTGTCCAATTTTGTTCAACTGCTACAGGACGATTTCTTAAAAAAGCAGACATTACGCTTGCAGCCCTGTTTGCTTTTGCATTTTTTATATTTTTTGCAGCTTCTTTTGTAACATCAGAAATCCGTTTATTTTTAGCTTCTTGATCTTTTTGAATATTTTTAATTTCATCTCTAATTGCTGTCATCAGCTTTTTCTTTTCTTTTTGAGTTGCCCAATAATTATCTGCTGAACAGTTGTTTTCTTGTGACTTAACTTTATTAAGTGTCTCTTTCAAAAGTTTTATCTGTGTATTATTTGTTTCATCAATCATTTCAAGTTCAGCAGCATATAAAGGTATGCCAGTATTTTTTGATCTTTCTTCAGCTTGACGCATAAAGTCATCTCTTTGTTGTTCATCTTTAAGATTGTTTGAATATTCAGAAATGATTTTGTTACGAACTTTCTCAAGGTCTTCATCTTCCTTTTTCTTTATATCAGCAATAGCGTCTTCCATTTGTTTTTTTGCTTGTTTAACATCATCACTTGCTGCTTTAATATAATTTGCTGTTCTTGAGCAGCTTAATTTATTACTTAAATCAAAAATAGAACTTCCAACATTAAGATAGTCTGCCATAGGAGTTCCTGACAAAATGTTCATAAAGTCAATATAAAGTAAACGAGTATCACCTCTTATTGAGAATGATGACTGACCTGGAGTGTTGATTACATCAGTGGGTCTTTCAAGTTTTCCGCCCCAAGCTGAAACTTCTGTAGTCTGTCTTTCGTAAGCAGGGATGTCAATAGAAGATATTCTTGCAGACAATAAGCGAGAACTGAACAAACTGTCTACACCTGCAAGACCTGGTGTAAGATGCTTACCATCAACATCAGTGTCATTGTCAACAATACGAAAATAAACATCATACATATTTGACATTGCATCAGGCATTGCTCTTAAATCCCATTTACCTGTTCTGTCTTGAAAGTCATCTTCTAATGGATCTATTTTACCATAAGAAGCATTTGGTTGAAAAACATCAAACGCATTAGCAAGTTCATTTGTTGAATTATAGTCAACTTCGGTTGAATAAAGTTGGTCGATTGCATTGTCTATTGCAGGAAGAACTTCAACATAAGGATCAGTACCATTACCTAAGTTTGAAATAGGGATGTTGATGTCAAAAGGCTTGGTTGCGCTGTTTGAAGAATTGCTACCTTCTTCATTTATTCCCGAATAGCCGTCACCTGTGCCATTACCACTTCCACCATCATTGCTGCCAGGACCTGTGCTTCCATTTCCATTTGCATTCATATCAGACAAAACTTCTTTAAGTGTTCCATAGATAAGTTGCTTTGCTAAAGCATTCATTTTGTTAGGATCTAATGTTCTGCTATAAATGCCAAGGCCTTCAGTGTCTGTAGCTGTATTAACATCTTCTGTGTCAATGTTGAATATTTTACCATAAGCGTCACCTAAAGCAGCAACCATTTCTGCGTATTCAGCGTCGCTTTCATTAAGTGTATATGCAAGGGCAGGATCCTCAGAATAAATATCTGTATGTATATCTGTTTCAAAAGTTTCTTTACTTACATCTCTTTCAAAAGCTGATGAACTGCTTTCAAGTGCAATCGAAGTATTGCCTGAGGAATTAGATTGTAATTTACCACCATTAAAAGATTGGCTTCCACTTGCGGGCTCTTGATTTGATAATGCGCTTGATTGCTCTTTTTCTTCGCTATTGCCGTGAAGACTTCCATTACCTTCAAGATCTTCAATTTTTATTCTAAAATTGTCTGCCATATCAAATTAGTCTAAAAAGGACAGGTCTGTAAAACCTGTCCCATAAGGAAAATTGTATTTTTAAATCAGCTTACTCTTCAGATGCTTCATCAGCTTTTACAAAAGTTGTCTTCTGTTTAAGTTCTGATTCTTCAGCTTCAATTTCAGCTTTTGAAAGTTCCTCAGCCTTTTCTTTTGTCAAATCCTGTTCAGCAATCTGATCTTCATCTCCAGTAAACTCTTTACCTTCGATTTCGTGTGAAATGATGTCCTGAATTGTCTGCTTAATCTGTTCCCATTCAGCAGGCTTTACTTCTCCATTGTTGATAGCAGCAACAAAAGCATCCTTACCGTGGAAGTTCCAACCAAAGACTGTCTTTGAGTTGTAGTAACCTTTTGAACGACAGTCAACAAGTTTAAGCAATCTTGGATCTTCAGCAAACTCATACAAGAAGTCAACGAACTCTCCAGTTGAGTCAAAACCACCTTTGTAGTAAAGATCCATTTCACATTCACGGAAAGGGATGCCTGTCTTGTTCTTGTAGTTGCGTACCTGCATATGAATGCCGACAATCTTGCTACCTTCTGTAAGGTTTTCAATCTTACGAACGCGATTAAGAGTTGATGCACAATATTTTAGTGCATACCCCCCGGTTGTCGCCAGGGCGTGACTCATTGCAGCCATCTGTGCGCGTTCCTGAGAAATTACAAACATTGTTGTGTTGTAATTTGCACAAAGAATGTTGAAGCGGTTACAAAATTCCTTCAAAGCTTTTGCACCAGCACCAAAGTTTGCTTTGAGAAACTCATCCTGCATTACAGTACGAGTAGGTGCCATAGATTCTGAGTCGAAGATAACAACCGCAACACGGTTTGTTTTAATCATCTCTTCAAGAGCAAGTGCACCGTCTTCCAAACAGTCAGGCTGCAAAAGTACAAACTTGCCGTCTTTATTATATTTGCCATCTTCATCATACATTGATGTTACATTCAAGCCGTTTTCGTGAGCGTGATCTGGGTCGAAAGAACGCTCAAAGTCCATATAAACAACAATGTCGTGGTCAGCTAAGTCAGGATGCTGTTCTGCAAGATGCTTCTGAAACTGCCCCGCAATGTATGTACAAATTGTAGACTTACCGCCACTTTCAGGTCCCATATAGCGGTGGAAGCATCCAATCTTGATTCCTCCGCCATACTCATAATTCAAACGCGGTGAGTCTGTAATCAACTTCTTACAGAGAAGGTTCTGATTAACGGGCTTAATCGCGTTTCCAATTTTCTTTTGAATTGTGCCCAATGCTGCGGCAAATGCGTCAGTTGCCATTTTTCCTCCAAATTAGTTTTGTATAATTCTTCTTGTAGGCTGAGGCCCATACTTATCAAAGTAAGGCTTAAATGTATCAACAATAAAGTCACCGTTGAAGTATTTATCCTCAAGAAGATCATAATATTGTTTCAAATATTTCTTATACTCATCAGGATGCTCATTAAGATATTTGATTTTATCCCACATTTCTTTTGGTGAAGAAACCTTGAAATAATCAGGCATATCTTTGTAGTATCCGTCAGTGTCATATGAATACTTATCCCAGAATGGAATGATGCCATAATAAATCATCTTCCAAACTTTCTGTGTTACGAAATTAGTGAGGCGGCGTTCGAAGCAAGGAACATAAGTAAACTTTGATTCCCACATCTGATCTTCGATTTCAACGATACCTTTACACTCAAAGTTCTTTTCATAACCTTTAATTGTTTCCTCAGGCCACTTACCATAAATAACCTGATCTTTTGCGATGTCAAGTACCCAACGCTTCAAGTAATCAAAGCGGTCAGGGGAACCGTTTAATGTCATAATAAAGTCATTCTTTTTCTGATAAACTTTATCACCAACAACGATATGGTCAGGATCACTAAAGTCAACCTTCTTTTTGTCAGCAAGGAACATCTTTTCAATTCCTGCATATCTGTACTTCAAATCGTGCTGTAAGAAGATTTTTGAATCTTCAAAGTAGCCTTTACATCTTTCAACTCTGCAAGTTTTGTTTATCTGTGAAAGTATTTCAAGCTCATTATTGTAAATATCACGAGTGTTGATAGGAACATAGCGTGGATCCTCATTTACAGATACCCAAGGAAAACCAAAGTAATTCAAACAATGAACAATCGGAGCAGAGTAGTTTGTTGCCATCTGCATAGGTGTTGCAAGACGGTTGAAGTCGGTCTTACATACGATACCTTTGTTATTCATTGTAGTTGACTGGTCAGGTCCCTGAAGAAAGATACCGAAATCAATTTTAATTCCATCTCTTTCCATAATCTTTACCAAAGCATCGTGCTTTTCCATCTTTTCTGCTTTCGCCATATCAGCAGCAGGATGATAAAGATCAATAATGTTTGAAGGAACAATAACATTTGGATTCTCAACAATCTTTCTTGTGTTTATAAAACCACCGAAGCCAACCTGCTTTGGTGGCTGTTCCTTTTCACGACACTTATTGATGTCGTTGCCACCAATAAAGTAAAACTTGTGTTCAGGAAAGCGCTTTGCTAAAGTTGTATAAAAAATGTATGGTGAGTCATCACCAGCATAAATTGACCATCTTGACTTATCAAAGAAACAAGAACGACCAAACTTACCTATCGCAATATTCATTTATTTAACCTCTCGATATTTTTTGTACCAACGATTAAGAAGATACTTACCTGTGTAGAATGCAAACTTTGAATAAGGCTGTGTATGTAATGCAGCAAATGACAAAATAACTACACACATAATCAATTCTGCTTTTTCTATATTAACATTCTTTTCACGAAGAATATGTATCAAAACATTTTCAAACTCAGTGTAAACCATTGAACGATGTATGTCAAGTTCATAAGCATTTTCACCAACACAGTCAATCGAGAAGTGTCCATCTTTAATCATATGATCATTGATGTAGAATGAATGCCACAACTTTCCAATGTCATAGTAAATGTCGCCGACATCTTTCATACTTCCAAAGTTCTGACGGAAGTCAATCAATGCAAATGAATAGTTGTCAACATTGATAATGTTTTCCATTTGGAAATCACCGTGAAAGTTTTTAGACCATATTGCGTCTTTTGACAATTCGTCCCAGTCAATACTTTTAAGAATGTCACGAGCAGACTTACATCTCATACCGTTGATTAAGCAGTCTTCATCTTTGTCTTCAAACTTTACAAGATACTGCTGAATGCGGTCCATTGTCTTTTTGTAATAAAAGTTCTTGTAACCTTCAGCAGATGTTTCCTCTGAAACTTTTACAGGAACAATACCTTCAAGATATGAACGAACAAGATGTTTGAAAAGCGGTAATGACTTTTCTTCTGACATTACTTTTCCATCAACATACTTATATGTATAAGTGTTGTCAGAGTGAGCAATCAATTTTGGTAAAACAAATGTATCATTAGTTCTTTCTTCAACCTTCTTCCATCTTGCAACTCTGTCCTTAATAAAGTTGGAGTCAATGTGGAACTTTACAACTTTGTCATCGAAGAACCAGATTGCTTCATCAGGCTTTTCAAGAATTGCTCTCCCATCTTTTGAAAACTTTTTCTTTGCAGCTTCCAAATCCTTAATGTTACCTGTATCACACCAAGAAGGACAAAGATAGAAATCACTGTTCTTAAGGTTGTTCAAACCTACAGCTTCACCTGCATTTGTAAATAATTCAGGATTCTTGTCATAAGCAGCAAAGAAGTCTTCCCAATCTTTTACATAAGCAATGCCAATGTATGGATATGCGTGTGGTGTTGGGTCACCTTTTGGCAATACTTCAACAACTTTTCCATCAACTACTTTTAAGTTGCGATAAGCTTCAGGATTACTTACTGTATCACAAGGATAACCAAGAATTGTGTTTGATGTTGTTGGGATTTGAGAGATGTCATCATCAATGATTCCATCATTACAGAAAAAGTAAAAAGGCTCCTTAATCAAATCACGGGCTTTGATAATTGAATACCCAGGACCTGAGCCTTCTCCAGAAAACTTGTCAACTTCAACAAACTGAATGTTCCAATTTGGATAACAAGCTTTAATGACCTGCTTGAGCAAGTCTCCTTTGTAGCCGACACAAATAACGATTTTATCTGTAGGCTTAAACTTTTCAATGACATATGAAATGACAGGCTTATCGCCTACACTCATCTGTCCCTTATTCACTTCAGCAGTAAATGAACCTAAGCGGCTACCTGTGCCTGCTGAAGGAATCAATACTGTTCTCGGTGAACTACCTAATGGTCTAACACTCATAGAACCTCCGTACGAATTATATTAACAATCTTATAGATAATCTACAGTTGCATCTTTGAAGATGGTTGGGTTTGCACGAGTCAAAATGTCAGCAGTTTCTTCAGTACAACGGATAACTAATGCTTCTTGCTTTTTAATAGCAATGTCAATTTGGCTTCTGATAAAGTTGCAGTAATGTGGCAAGTCACCAAAGTATTGAACTTCTTCAAGGTCAACATACATTGTTTCAACATTTGGGTCGTGTTCCTTATATGTTATGTTTGGAGAACGCCAAGACTCGACAACTTTTCCGTAGTCGTCATCTTTATTGCTTTTCAGAGACTTGACCTCATTAAAAGCTTCATCTCCAAAAAGCTGTTTCATAATAGCAATGTCTTCGTCAGTACAACCACTTTCTCTTAATTGGTCTTCTGCACTAAGATATGTATTCATACATCAAGTCCTCTTTCGATTTATTAGTGAACTTTGACATAACCTCAAGAATACAATCTGCAAAACCGCCGTCACCGCCATTCATTTCTGAAACATAATCTGCTTCAGTTTGTGCAAGATAATGTCCGTTATTTACACAGCAACTCATATCTGCTTTACGATACACAGGGATGTCAACAAATGAATCACCAATGTAAACTACAAAGTTGCTAGGATCTTTTCTGAAGTTGTCCTCAATCCACTGAGGACGGTCTTTTACTGAAACTTTATCAACTTCATAGCCCATATCTTTAATGCGCTTTTCAGTTATTGCAAAGCCGTGGAAATCTGATGAACAAAAGTGTACTTCAGCATCAGGAATATTTTTACGCAACATCTTTAATGAATCCGCATCATCTCTTCCAAACTTTTTCATACACTTACCAGTTTCATCATAATAAAATGATCCATCAGTAAGTACGCCGTCAACATCAGAAATTATAATCAATTTCTTTTCCATTACAGTCCTCTGAAAATAAACGGATAAACATCTTCTTCCCAAATTTCTTCAGGTGTTCGACCGTTTAAGTGAATAAGTTTTTTGTCCAAACAAGACATATTGTAAGCTCTTTCAAAAGCTTCAATTTCCTGACGCTTTTTATTAACATCAAGAGAGAATGATAAACCATCGCCTCTTTTCTTGTCACGCTCAATAACTGCTTCAGGTGTATCTGTAAACACAATCAACTTTGTGACTGGGTTGTTGTGATTTACATAATCTTTTTCAAAATCAAAAACGAAGTCGCCATTGTAATTGCGATACATTGGTGAGTAAACTGTTTCACCAAGATGAGCGCGGTCAAAAATCAAAACATTTTCATTCGGAACAACTGACATCAGTCTGAACATCTCACGATAGCGTTTCATTGATGCAATTTTAATTTCTTCATTGCTGTCAAGTTTAATGTTTGAATAATGAACAATGTGAACTGCTTTGTTTCTTTTTTCCCATTCTTTTTCGATGTTTGCAATTTGGGTACCTTTACCCACTGCATCTACCCCTCAACGATGATGTTCATCGTAACCTCCTTCGGTACTTTTCTTCATACCTATCAATAAATTTTATTTCATTATTATCGTGAAGCATTTTAATTTCTTCATCTGATAATTTTTGAGTACTATTTTCTGTTTCTATAATAAATATTAACTCGTTTTCTTCACAGTATTTCTTTGCTGCCTCAAACTTCAATTTATTTGTTGCTGCATTAACAAGATGCTGTGGTTTTATTTCATACAACTTATTTCCTTCAATAAAGTCAGGATGATATGTTCGTTCTTTTCCATCAAAATCAGTATAAGGTATTTTTATATATTCTGCATTTTCAACATTCTGATGTTTAACTAAAAAACTTAATTCAAGTAAACTTCTAAAATAAAAATGTTTATACCAACCGCTCCAGCCATTTCCACTTCCTGTTGGTGCAGGTTTTCCAAACATAGGATTACCTTTACCTGAATTATGTAATGACATTTTCTTTCTTTTAGCATCAGCAGTATCTTTACCATAAACTTCATCCCAGGTCTTACCTCTTCTATACTTATTATGCTCTATAAGACCTTTTGTATGAGTATGTTCATTATACATTGGATTGTTTTCGCCGCTTGATTTTTCACTAAGATTCTTTTTATAAAGTTGATATTCTTCATCGGTCATATTGCAGCGGTCTTTCATAGAAATGCCTTTCTGAGGCTTAACAGAGTTCTTTATAAGATTTCTGTCACGCAAGCCAGACTCATACTGAAGATGTTGTCTACATCCTCTACATAAGTTTTTATTATACTTTTTGAAATTATTTTCTTTATTTATAAAAAATAAATCAACATCCTTTCCGCAAATATCACAATTAAAATGTACTCTATCGTGTGCTTTCATAATAATTAGTAATAATTGAAGGAAAGGATGCTATGGATTTTAACACATTGTGTTAAAGATCAGCAGCATTCATAATGTCGTTGTCGAGATTTTCAAATGCTTTTCTGCGGAACTCAACAATGTCCTTATACTTTTCTTTGTAAAGTTTCATTGCTTTGTTTGTTGCAGCAATCTGAGTTTCATAGAACTCTTTGTCAAGAGCAGCCTGCTGTGCTTCGATCGCCTGCTTATCAGCAAGTTCCTTTTTTGCGCCTTCACATTCGCAAGACAACTGCATATTATCAATGTCGCCTTTAACGATTGCGAGTTTGCCACAATGTGGACAGTAAACATTTTCTGCGTGAATGTTGAAAATATCCTGCTTCATTTTTGTTACTTCTTCATTCTGCTCAGGAGTAAGCTGTCTGCCGTTGATCTGCTTTGCAATTCTGCGGTACTCTTCAATCTGTGCTTCCTGATCTTCGTTTACACAAAGAACGAAAGTTGAGTTATCGCGCTTTGCAATTACCTTGCTCAAAATCAATTTCTGAGCAGCTGTCAATTTCTCTTTCTTCTCTTCTGCCATTTTAAGCTCCCATCAAACTTTTCTGTTCAGACTCCGCAGATTCCGGAAGTTCAAAACCAAATAAGTTCTTTTCTTTTGAACGAATTGCTTTCCAACTTGTTGTTGCTGTTACTTCAGCAACAACTGTTTCTTCAGCTTTCTTACCAAGCTCTGCATCGATAAAAATGTACTTGTCAAGAATTGCTTTTACACCTTTTTTCTTATTCTGGAATGTTTCACCGCTTTCTATAGGAGCTTCAAGAACATCACGAATAACCTCTGAGGCAGAGGGTACAACTTCATACTTCAAAATCAAGTTGCCTTTGCCGTCATCTTCATACATAACCATTTTATGTACCTCAATGTAATATGATAAAAGAGGCCGACGACCTCTTATTTTGCTTTAGTTCCTGTAGAACCTGCCCAGCCAGACCCGCGATTATTGTACTTAAATCCATCCCAGAACTGTTCTTCAGAAATGCCTGTATCAGGGTCAATAGCAACATCAGTAAAGATTTGAGCTTCATCTGTTACATAAACACGAGGAACAAGCTGGGTGATTTTGTCGTCTTCATAAATACGAACATCTTCTTTTGAAGCGTTTGTCAGTGACAAGTGGATTTCTCCCTGGTAGTTTGGGTCGACTTCACAAGCGCAGGTATCAAGGCCTTTCTTTGTTGCAACACCAGACTTGTTTTCAACATATAAGTCCATCTGCAAACCATAAGAACATAGCGGCATTGAAAGTTCAAGATAAGACTTTACACCTGAAGGAATACAAACACGGCTGCCTGCTGGTAAGTCAATGTACTCTTTGCCATTTTCATCAATTTTGAAATAGCAACCTGCTTTAGGATTCTTTTCTGCTTCTTTTGCACAAGTAAGTTTGAAAGCTTCATTAAACTTTGGAACAAAGAAATCAAAGCCTGCATTACCGTTTTCACGTTCTGGAGCAGCTACATCACGAGTAAGAAAAAACTTAATCAATTAAGTTACCTCCGAAAAAATCTGTTTTTATATTAACAGCAAATTGAGAATGTAATTTTTTGCTGATCTTTTTCATTGTGAATTATGACATCATATTCAACACCTGGGATGTTTACTTCTGTTTCAGATTTGACAGTTACTTTTCCAAGCTTTGCATCAAGACGAGAAATAAGTGACGGGTCGACAGTTTTAAGTCTTTCAAAAGCATTAACGATATCTGTTATGCAGATGTCTTCACTGCCTTTATCAATTACAGTACCGTTCATAATGTCCTGACATAAAACGCATAATGTAGTTATGTCATCGTTAAAGTCTTTTTGTGTTGCTGGGTAATGTTCACCTTTTCTTAAGCCATTATCGACTGCCATAAATCAATATTAACACAAAAGGACGGAGCAATCCGTCCTTATCAACATTTATAAATGTTTTTATTTTTTAATAAGCTTTCTGAAAAACTTCCAAATTGCTTTGAATATTGCAACAAACATTTCTCCCACTTCTTTAAGGAATGATTTTGTTGCAGCCTTAGCTTCATCTGTTTCTTTTTTAACAGATTCACCATTTTCAGCAGCTGTTTCTTTTGCAGCTGTTGTTACTTTTTCAGTAACTTCAGCGACAACTTCTTTTGCTTTCTTTGCCATAATACAATCTCCTAATGAAAATTAGTACAACTTAATGTGCAAAGTCAGCTTTCAACATACGCATATATAGGTCTTTCAACTGCTCGTTCTGCAAAAATGTTTCTTATTTCTCGAATGCGTCTTATGTAAGAATAAATTATCTCACATTCGTATTGTGTATATGCACAAGTTTCTGATTCATCAATCAAACTTTGAAGATCTTTCATTATGTCCATCAAAATTGTCTGACCCCAGTCCCAGTCTTTTCTGCACATTGTATAAAAAGTGTGATTGTCAAAGTGCACAAAAGGCTTAACGCGTTTATCCTTAAAAAGCCAAAACAGTGGTGTTATGTAATAACCTAAAAGGCCTTTGGGAATAATATAAGATGTACCAAGTTCGATTCTTTTAACCATTTTTCTTCCTCTTACAAAAATAATATAAAAGTAAAATCATCAAAGTTCAATAAATAAATTATCCTTCCTTATTATTTATTATTGTCCAATATAGCTAAAAAAGTCTCGAAAACGCTGGAATATTTTGCATATTTTATTGACACTCTTGCTTAAGTCCCCAAGTACGGTTTGAAGGAATGTTCTTCAAGCCGTTTTCTATTAAAGTTTTCATATAAGCCTGTTTATCAAGTTCATCAGCTACACCAGCGAAAAACTCTGCATCTGCGCACATTTTATCAACTGTGTTATTGAAGATTGTTGCTTGTTGTTCAAATGATAAGTCATCAGGTGAAATGTCATTTGCTTTACAAAAGTTGATAATTGGTATTTCCTGATGTTCACCAATAAAGTCTGTTGCTTCAAGACATCTTAATGATGTTTCATAACACTCATCTCTGACTTGTTGCAAAAACTGAGCAGATACATTCATATTAGTATATTAACTAATTTTATACTATGGTAGTAGACAAACTTTTTGAGTTTATTGAAGATATTGAGCGTTTTTGCGTTAATCATAGATGGTCAAGATTTTTCAACGACTGGGAAACTGGTGATGAAGCGCTTGACGAATATGCAATGATTTATAAAAATTGTTGCAATGATGTTGACGAAGAAAAAGACGCAGCAAATGATATATTTACTGAGCTTACAGAATATATGGACTGTCTCTATAATTATATCGATGTTGATTATGTTAAGTTACTTGACGATGAAAAACAGAACGCAAGAAAATGGCTTGATAAAGTTGAAAAAGTCATTGGCTCTTGCGTGTTTTCATTAAAAGGAAACGACCTTAAAGGCTTTTTAATTAAAGGTTATCAAATGTGTCATCTTATTAAAGAAGCTGCCGTTAAAACACCTGATGAGTATTATGGCGGAAGAAGAACAGATGTTATGCCATACTACATTGGCGAGAATAAAAATCAACTTTTTAATAATATCTTAAATGAAGCAGATGATACTTACAAAGCAAAAGTAAATGGTAAGTGGCTTGAAAACAAAGAGTCGTTGTTTGACTATCTTCTTGAAGACATTGAAGACTTTCCAAAAAACACTCGTGCTATGTATCGTTTCGCAAGAAGACGCCACGATGATACTGGTGCAATAAGAAAAGTTTCAAAAGAACCATATTGGGTACATCCTGAAGGCGTTGCAAAAATCGTTATGGAACACGGCGGTTCTGATATTGAAATCAAAGCTGCAATGGCTCACGACACGATGGAAGATGCTGGTGTGTCATACGATGATATGGTTGAAAAATTTGGAGACAAGGTTGCTTCTATTGTAAAAGAAGTGACAAATGATAAAGATGAAATTGCAAAGGTCGGAAAAGAAAAATATATTTCTGAAGAACTTTGCCGTTTGTCACCTGAAGCATTGACAGTGAAACTCGCTGATATGCTTTACAATATGAAGGATTCACCTACTGAAAAGAATTATGAAAGAATGCGAAAAAATGTTGCTTTTCTTATGATGAATCGTAAACTTGATGGTAAGCATCTTGAACTCGCACAGGAGATTATGGAAATATGAAAAAGACTGAGTTTTTTGAAAGTTTGTTAAAACTTGAAAACAAGCCAATGAATGAAACCATTGACGGCAAATATGCTGCTGCTTGTTACCGTGCTGAAAGAGTTCTTGCTTCATTCTACAAAGACTTCGGTAAAGAAATGACAAGAATGGCTTTTGAACACGAGCTTGATGACATCGACTTCTAAAAATAAATAATGCTCAATAAAGACAGGAGATTCTTTGGAATCTCCTGTGATGTTTTATATTGACTAATTATTTAGGAGATTTGAATGGGCGAAGAATTAGGCGGAATCGGCCTTAGCGCAATACAAGACGGCGTTAACAAAATCGCTGCAGAAGCGCCAAAAACATCACAAGCTTTACAGTCAATTCAACAAGACTCTCTTGATGGATTTCACGAAATCCATAATGATATGGAAGAGCTTAATGGCTATGCTTATGACATTGACCAAAGTGTAGGCAAAGGCGGGTGGTTTTTTGACACTCTTAAACAAGTTCTTGGACATTACCAAAAAGAAGAAACAGATAATCTCGAAGCAAAGAACCTCCAAGAAGCAATGGTCGAATCTCTTGGTGACATTATTGATTTCAATGATGTTACAAAATTAGAAGACAAACAAGACAAAAAGAAAAAACCAAAAGTATCTGCTTCAACAAAGTTTGATGATTTGAAAGAGTTGCCATTTGCGTTTGGTACACTTGGTGCTGTTATTACAAACGCAATCAATAATAAAGATAAAGGCGAAAAGAAAGGCATCTCAGGATTCTTCAAAGGCCTTATGGAAGGTGTTGGTGGAATTGCTTCTTTGGGTGTTGCCTTGCTTGCTTTTGCTGGTGCAACTTTATTATTCAACTTCGTTGACTGGGGTAAAGCAGTTATTGGTATGTTAGCCTTTACTGTATTTACAATCGGTATGGTTGCATTAGCTAAAAACTTAAGTGCGGAACAAAAAGACTTAATTAAGTTTGCAGAGTCATCTCTTATAATGTCAGCTGCTTTAGGCGCATTTGCAGTTTCACTTTACATTGCAAGTGCTTTAATGTCATTGAATCCAATTGAAATTGGTTCTATTAAGTTACCTGCATTTGATGTAGGTGGAGCTATTCTTGCTCTTGTATCATTTGGTATATTTGAAAAAGGTATGGCTTCACTTGCCAAAAAGATCAATAAAGAAAATGGCGACTTTGTAAACTTTGCTGCAGGATCCTTATTGATGTCAGCCGCATTGGTTGCATTCAGTGTTGGTTTAGTTATTGCATCAAACATTTTCACAAATGGTATTAACATAGGACCGTTTGCAAAGTACATAAATGGCGGAGCTGATAACACAGTATTAAAAGTTGATCCAATTGGAGCTATTGCTGCTGTAGGAACTTTCCTTGTGTTTGAGACGGGCTTATCAGGTGTTGCAAGAATTATGGGTAAGGAAGTAGGCAACTTTACAAAGTTTGCTTTAGGTTCAATGATTATGACAGGCGCATTAGTTGCATTTGCGATTTCATTAGTTGTTGTTTCACATCTATTTACGAACGGTGTAAACATTGATAGTCTGAATATACATCTTGACCCAGTTAATCCTAAGATGGCTCTTCTTGGTGTAGGCACATTTACTGCATTTATGATTGCAATGGCTGTTTTAGCTAATGCGTCATCATCCGTACTTGGTCCAATGGCAATACTTGGTGCTGTATCGATTCTTATGTCAACTTCATTGATACTGTTTGCAGGTGCTATGGCAGTTGTTGCTTCTGTTGTATCAGGAGAATCCCTTGAAGTAGCAGGCATTAAGTTCCAACCACCTCAAGATGTTGTAAAGAATGCATTTATTGGCTTGGCTGCTATGTCGGGATTTATGGTTGCATTTGCAGGCTTAGGAGCATTGTTTATGGTTCCGTTTGCTGGAGCTGCTTTGGCCGCAGGTATTGCAATCGCTTCTGGTATTTTAATTTCTATTGCAGCTGCAACAGTTTTAATGTCAAAAGCAATGATGTTGGCAGGTTTGGCAATTACTGGTGGTACTGCTGAAATTGCTGGCGAAAAATATAATCTTGCTCCTTATAATGAAGCAAATGTTGATAAGTTCTTTAATGCAATGGAACACTTCATTGACAGATTTAAAGATATGGGTGACGGACTTAGCAAAAAGTCGGTAAAAGCAATCAAAATGGTTAATGATGCTGTTATGCCTATTATCAAGTCAATGGATAAAATGCTTGATGTTGTTATCAAAGCAGGTCAGAACTATGATGATATTATGAAAATTGTAGGTGGCGACTCAAATGCACTTGACCATTTGATGGACCCAGTACTTTATGTAATCTTGGGACATAACATTGATGGTGAAGGTGGTTTGATGCACGTCGCAAATCATATGACAAAGTATGGTGCAAAAGTACTCAAACTTGTAGGTGAAGCGCTTGTTCCAATCACTGATGCTATGCTCAATATGATTGATGTTGTTGTAAAGGCAGCAAATAATAAGCAGGCAATTTCTGATATGATGAGCTCTGAAGGTGGAATGCAAATGATTGAACACCTTCTTGACCCAGTTATTTGGATGATACTTGGTACAAAGCTTGACGGCTCAGGCGGCTTGATGTATGTTGCAAATTATATGACAAAATATGGTGCAAAAGTTCTTAAGATGGTTGCAGAAGCAATGGTTCCACTTATTGACGCTATGGACAAGATGCTTGATGTTGTTGTAAAAGCAGCTACATTAAGTAGCGAAGATAAAACAGTTGAAGAACTTGTATCTGAGTCAATGTACAACATCGACTTGATTATGATTGGCGGTAACGGCATTAAAGGTTTCTTGCCAATGTTTGTTGCTGTTGCAGGAATGTTAGACAATACATCAAAGAATGCTGTTGAAGCAATCAGCGCAATGCCCCCAATGGTACAAGCACTTAGTGACTTGGTTGGGGTTGTTGCAAAAGCAGGTGAGCTTGACCCAAAGAAAATTACAACAGGTATCTTTGGTTTGAATGCGATGACCAACTTCTTGGAAAACTTTATTGACACCATTGGACGCATTATCCCAGGCGGCGTTGGTGGATTCTTCAAGAAACTTGGTGGCGGTGATCCTATCGAAAAGTTGAAAGAAGCTCATAAGTATTTGCAGCCAGGTGGAGAATTCTATGTTCTCTTCCAAGACTTGGCAAACATTGCAAAGAACTTTGATGGCAGAGGCTTTGAAAATCTTGGTAAAGTTTCAGTTATTTCTTCATTCACAACAGGAATGCTTGAATCATCTATCAACTTCAAAGATATAATGAGCAACATCTCAAAAGGTCTTAAAGAGTTTACAAATCCTGCGCCTATTGATGCAATTACAAACTCTCTTCAGAGACTTACAACAGTTCAGGACATTGGCAATAAGTTTGACCCACTTTATGAATTGGCTAATAAGCAAGTTGCTTTACATAGCGTTGCTTCTGATCTTGAAAAGATTGCAAACTCTTATCAAAAACTTGGCGCTGCTGATAAGCTTGGAAGACTTAATACTGATTTCTCAGGTAATATTCAAGGTACGACAGTTGCAGAACAAAGAGGCTCAAGTGAAGGTGAACAGAAAGTTCAACCTGTTAAGAAAGGTGAAGAATTAGCAGTTATTGCTAATATATTGAACGAATGGAATGCTAAAGGCGTTAAAGTTTATGGTATTGACACTGGCGATAAGAAAAAAGCAGTTAAGACAATTAACATATAATGAGGAAATAGATAATGGATGATAAGTTTGGTGGATATGACAGACGCTTTACTGGCGTAAGTCAAGTTCTCGAAAATGATGGAAATAGTAAAAGCATTGGAGAGCCAAAGCTTATAGGTAGCGGTACAGGTGTAATAGACTGGAAGACAGTTGAGTTTTGGATGGGAAGTGCTACTGGAGATAAAACAGAGTCATATCAAGGAAGAACAAACTGGAGAAAAATAAGTTTGGGTGGAATTGACTTTAGCGAAAAAGGAAAGTCTGTAAGTGATAATGTTGTTCTTATCCCAGAACAAACAGAGTTTAGGGTTGAAAGTGAAGTAAAATGGGGAGATGTGTCTGAAAATGTTGGCGGCGGTGCTGGTGGTATTCTTGATGCACTTAAAACTGGTGTAGAAATCTTTACTGGTGCAACTGCAAGACCTGAATGGAGTGCAAGAACGTTTGAAGACTTGGGACCTATGCAACTTAGCGGAGAGTATACATTTAAGTTTGCTTATGGAAAGTTTGGTCTTTTTAATGCTTTTGAAGAAGTTGTAAAACCGATTCTTGCATTGACGTTGTTCTTTGGTATTGAAGCTCTCGGTGATGACTGGAATGGTCACTTATTAAATTCAGCTGCATCAAATATCAGAAATCCTGCTCCTACACACGCACAGTTTTTAGCTGAAAGAGTTGCGAGCGGAGTAAACACATTAAAAAATAAAAATAACTGGAGTACCTTGGCTGATGGTGATCTTGCTAAAGCTATGAAAGAAGCAAATGCTTTAATACAGTCTGCATTGGCTGAAGGCGCTCATAATGTTGCTACAAAAAACATATATAGAAACTGTTATATGTCTTGGGGCCGTTTTATGTTTGGACCTTTTAACTATGGAAAAATATCATATTTATTTGACCAAAAGAATATGGATTCTTACGGCTGGCCTACATTGGGACAATTTACAATAAGTGATATTAAGTCTATGAGACGCTCTACAACCCAGGCAATGATTTCACCACTTGTTAGAGGAGTTTAATAATGAGAAGCAGATATGATTTTATGAAAGAGTCAAACACAACAGATATTGACAATGAAAAGTTTCCAGATCCATTATCAACTACATTTAATGATATTCAGCTTACTAAAGTACCGCCTCGTGTAAAAGTAACAGATCCTGACATTACAAAGTTTTGGCTTTTTATGAATAAAAACTATGGGATTCAGGAGATGGACGATATCTTACTAAATATCAATGGAATTCACTATTTAGGTTCATTACGTCCAGGTGATACTCTGTATCTTATTGACTATAATGATATTGAAAAGTTTAATGAACAGAAATTAGGTGATGTGGAGGACTTCTAATGAAACTTATTCCAGGTGTTGTACCTGAAATACACAAGCCTGAATTACGCATTCTTGCTGGGATACTTCCAATACCAAATGATGCTGTTGAGTCGTTCGACTTCGTTGTTGATGAGTTTAGTCATTTACCTAGATGTGTAATACGCTTTAGTGACTTTGGTGAAAAAAGACTTGCAAGTATGGATGGCTTAGGCATAGGCGCTCCAATCACATTTAGCATTGTTGAAGCTGATGTTGCAAATAAAAAGTATAAAATTGGTAAAATGAAAAGTGGCCTTACGAATCTTGAACTTACTCCGCTTTCAATATCAAAAATACATTCATCTGGTGATGCAGGCAACTTAGGACACGTTGAGTTGTTGCTTGAACATCCTTGGAAAATGTTTATGGATTTTTCATCTCACACTTATGCTGGAGAAGCAAACTCTGAAATCATCAGAAAGTTGGTTGAAAATGCAGAAGGACGAGGATTTGACTTTGAAGACATAGACAGCAATATGTTCTTTTCTTCTGATGAAGATGGCTCAATCCCAAGATACAAATGTGGTGAAGGCGACTATGACTTCATCTTAAATCGTGTTTTACCATACACAACTATAAATAAATACCCAGCAGAGTTTTGGGTTGATGAGTTGAACAGAGTTCATCTTGATACATACAAAAATATGTATCAGTCTGATCCTAAGGCAGTTATATTCTTTGGAGCAGAAGGAGATGTTGATGATAATGTAATTGCTGCAGGTGCTTCAACAAATGGACTTGCTTTTGCAAAATCAAAACTTATTAAAATAGGTACTGATGATCCAAATGAAATCATTTCAATTATGAAGCCTTGTGTTTCTATTGATGATGTTTCGCATCTTTTAACTTACACAGGTAATTTGTTTCCAAAAATTGCAGGCGGCAAGTTTAAGAAAGGCCTTGCTGATAAGTCGCATATCCCTATTATGTTTGAGCCTATGGCAATGAACGATGCAACTGCAAAAAAAGTTTATCGTAATCGGCCATTGAGTGATTTGAAAGCTTTAGCAATGCGTGAACAGGAGCCTTTCAACTCTTTGTTCACAATCGAAGTTGAAACAACATTCTGTGGCAACTTGGTTCAAACGGGTGATAATGTTCAACTTTATGTTCCAAATGATAAAACACAAACGCCCCCTGCAAAGCACTGGGCAAATGGAAAATGGCACGTCCGTGCAATCCGCTATACTTATGATAGAGGAACATTACAAAACACTTTAACATTATGTCGTCCTTCATTTGACATAAACAAACTTAATACATCAGTTACAAACATTGATGACTATTATGCAGTAGGTATGGTGTTCGATAGATAAGAGGTTAATATAGAATTATGCATAGAATTGATGATGAACTTCATTTATATAGAGCTGTTATTGTTGATAATGTAAAGGCAGGCGATGACAGACTTCAGGTTAGAGTCCTTCCTTGGCAAGCAGAAGTAACAGGTGAAGATGAAGAAAACTTGCCAAAGTTTCCTCCTTTTATCAAAGGACAAGTTATAAGAGGCTATACTGAAAAAGACCCTGGACCTGAAGGTTTGCCAACGTCTGTTTGGGTTTTATCGAATGTTGACTTTAATTTTGGTTTTGTTCTTGGTCCTGTAAATGAATTCAACGGCGCTCTTAATGGCGCTTTAACAACATCTTGGAATTATCAAGGCGCAAAGTCAGTTCTTACATCTGCAGGTGGCATACCCAAAGACTTTCTTTATGAAGATTGTGAAATAAGAACGAATGAGTCACAAACATTCATTGACATTACTTCTTACAAAAGTCCTTTCCGTGTTATGATGACAGATAAAGGAACAATGTTTGTTATGAAAGAAACAGAAATCTATATGATGGCTCGTGCAGGTACAGAGCCTGGTGACCAAGCATCATACATCAGAATGACTCCAACAAAAGTTGAATGTAAAGCAAAAACATTCGACTTGTCAAAATCTGATGCAGTAATTTTAGGACACCACGGACTTAATGTTCTTGGTACATTCTCTGATACACCAGTCCCTTGTGAAGGAATTAACTTAACACCGTGCGGAAAAATAAAACTGTAAAGAAAGCAAAGAAACAAACTGCTGTAGCAAAAATGAAAGAAGAGTTTCGTATGACACCTGAGTGGTGGGCAATGCGAAGAGAACTTATTGCTGAGCAAAAGATTGACCCAGTTACAAAAGCTAAACTTTCTCCTAAGGCAAATTGCCATCATCTTGATAGTCGTAATGAGAACTATACAAGTACTGATAAGTCAAGATATCTTATGCTACAGCCATTGACCCATAAAGTCGTTCATTTCCTTTATCGCTTGTATAAAAAACAAGGAGAGCATCTTTTCGACACTCTCCGTGACATTTTCAAATTGATGGATAAAAACTCTACTGATTAGTCAACTAAACAGTCATTCACAGGATCATAAGTAAACTGAGTACCATCGTTAATCTGCATTGTAAAGTTGCCATCACTGTTCTTTACACAGTGCAAAACATCTTCAGGTTCAACTTCCCAGTCCATCAAAATACAAAAGTTTTCAACTGCGTCTTTTTCTTCATCGGCACCGGAAAACTGTTCATTCAACTTTTTCTTTCCTGCAATTAAAGCAACTCTTTCCTGTGCTTCTTTTAATGTAGGCTTGTCAATTTTCTTACCCTCACAAAAGAATTCTGTTGAATCCAACATTTCATAAACTTCATTTTTCTCAAAGTATTTACACAAAGCATCTGCAACACCTGAAAGAATAGTTTCTGCAAAAAACTTCAAAACCTTTTTCTTTTCGCTTTCACCCTCTTCTTCGCTTGCACGATACGCGTATTCTTCAGCGTAGGTTTTCATCAAGCGACTTGTGTGTACTTTTGCATCGTGATACACTTCATTAAGCTTGTATGTGTATTCCTGTCTTTCTGCCATTTTAATCTCCTAATAAAAATTAGTTGTCAAAAACACCAATGTAGCAGACGAGATTTACAGAATTGTTTGATAATGTCAATTCAACTTTATCGCCAGCATTTGGCATTTTAACACCCCTTAATTTTCAAGTTTTAGAAAGGTACACTTATAATTTTGGATTTTCATTTGGGTAGTTCTTCCAATATGAAGTTTTTACAACTCCTGGAACGAAAGCCCAAGCAAACTTATTTTGCATTGTTTTATTGTAAATAATATCAGGCGAAACATCCAAGTCTTTGCACATCGATGCAGCAATTAAAGGCGAACTGTATGCGCCTTTTGCTGTTCCCAATGCAATGTTTTTTGTTGCTTTTTTCAAGTCCTTGTTTGCTTCAAGCTTTTCAATTCTGCCTTCAGATTTTTCAACCTGAGCCTGAATCTTATCTTTCTTTTCTTTAAGTTTTTCAAGCTTTTCAGCAAGCATATCACCTGTGTAAACCTGCTTTGCAGTCTTAATGTCTTTTGCAATTTTCTTCAGCTGTTCAGTTGCCTTTTCCTTGCGTTTCTTTGCTGCTTCTTTTGCCTTTTTGATATTATCATCAGTTTTGTCCATCTGTGCAGAGAAGTTTTTTGCAACATTACGCTGATGATTAAGTTTTGTTGATACAACTAAACAAGCATTATCATACAGTGAACGAATTTTCCACTCAGGCATTCCTTTTGCAATTTTGCCTTCTGTCCAATACTGCTGCAAAGTTTCTGCAAGAAGTTTTGTTCCATAAGCAGTACGGAACAATTTTGCTGTACAGTATGGAATGCATTCTGAGAGGAAAGCATTTACTGTTCCTGAAGAAGCTTTATCAAAAAGTTTGTCCTTAGGCTTTTTACCTGCCATAACTTTTTGTAATGCTTCTGCTATCTCATCAGGCACCTCGAATGTGTTTTGGTACCTTACACTATCTTTTCCAAGAAAATCTAAAGTCAATTCGTACATATAATCCTCCGTCATAAATAATATAAAAGAAAATCATATAGAGTTCAAAAGTTTCTTATACTAATTTTATATGGAACAGAATCTTAGCAACAAGAAAATTAGTGGAATTTATATGATTATGAATAATATCAATGGTAAAGTCTACATCGGACAATCTGTTGATATATTAACAAGATGGTGGATGCATTTATGGCACGCTAGAAAAGGTGATGAAAACTTTTTATATAGGTCAATCAGAAAATATGGAGAAGAACACTTCTCATTCTCTATCTTAATGGAAACAAATGACTTAGACTATTATGAAAAGTTTTTTATAAAATTGTATCACTCTAATGATAATGCTTATGGTTATAACTTAACTGCAGGCGGACAAGATCACGGTTGGAATGAATTTAATGAAAAAGTAAAGAAAGGCGAAATCGATCATCCAATGAAAAATCATATCTGGACTGAAGAGCAAAGACTTAATATGTCAAAAGGGCGAAAAGGAAAATATAAAGGTGATGATCACTACCTTTCAAAAATGTCAAATTCTGAAAGAAAATCTTTTGTAAAAGAAAAATGCGGATCTTTCACAGCAGAGTGGTGGAACAATGGTGTTGAACAAAAAAGAAGTTTTGAGTGTCCAGGTGAAGGCTGGGTTAGAGGTATGTGCATTAAAAACAGTTCTTGGGGTATTTCAAAGGGGACGAAGTGGTGGAATAACGGAAAAGTTTCCGTAAGGTCAAAAATTTGCCCAGAAGGATTTATTCCAGGCAGACTTAAAAAGAATTAAAGCTTCTTTAATTTCACATTTTCAACAAGCAAAGTACTAGCGCCGCAAGTTCCATTCTCAAAGACTGAGGCGTGTTCTGTGCCTACGCGAATTCCTGTACGAAGAATGAGCCAAGAAATAATTGCTTCCTGCTTACCTGCGGCAACGCCATCATCAATCCACTTTTCAATCTTTGACCATTCTTTTGTCAAGTTTTGAGCTTTTTCATATTTGTGAATGTCAGCATCCTGCTTTACAGTTGATAAGGCACCAAAACCAAACTTCTTGTGTAGAGTTACAACATTTTCTCCAAGATGGATGTCATAATAAGTTGCAACAAAAGCGTTCTTGTTTGAAACAACTGCTTTCCACTTGTGTCCTGCAGGTGGCTGAGGAGCATTTGACATATCTTTTGAAATGTAGTTGATTGTTACATCTTCAGGTTCGATTTCATATTTCCAAAGTCCGCGGATAGGTGACTGACCACGACCAATGTACCAACCTTCAGGTTCAAGAACATATCCGCCAAGTTGCTGTTGCTGTCCGTCGATTTCACCGAAGCCATATTCTGCTTTTATCTTTTCATTTTCAGCTTTCTTGGCTTCACGAACTTCTTTTGTGTTTGCAAGTTTCTTTGCTTCTTTTTCAGCTTCCCGATCTGCTGTCATCTTTTCCATAACAGACAAATAATCTTTTGGGAATTCCAGGTTTTTCAATTCAGGATTTGCCCATCTTTTGATTGTAGGACGTGCATTGATTGAATACATTGAATCTTTTTTGTAATCTTCGCCAAGAGCAGCCCAATGCCAAACAAGTTTTTCAAGCATCGGATTTAATGTAACACCGTTTATTTTGTAAATGCCCTTATATTCATATTTCTTTGGAAAAAGAGGTCCTTTATGTGTAAGCGATGTCTTTATTTTTGACATAGTTTTTCCTCCATTGTCAAAACTAATATAAAAGATATTAACTTAAAGTTCAATTTTTTATAAAATAACATTCTGTTATCGACTTTTTTAGCTATATTGGACAATAATAAAAATAAGAAAAATATGATAATTTATTTAAAGAAGTTAATATAACATATATGAAATAGACTACTAATTTATATTAAAACACTTGAGTACCAAGTTAGAGGTTAGTGGAGACATAATGAAGAATAAACAAAAAGAATCATCAAAAAAGATAAAGATCTTTTTCCCAAAGTGGGTTAAGGGTAGAGGTTTCGTTGCCAATAAAATTGACAACTCAACAATCTTAATTAACGGCTTATTGTTGACTTGTATTGGCTTATCTATTGCATCAGGCTTCGTTGACATCGTATGTTACTCAGGCTTGAGCGTAAGCTTGTTTCATTTAGGAACTCTTGCTCTTCCAGCAGCAATTCTTTATACATTGATTTCAATATTCCTTACATCAGGAAAGTTTTGGTTTGGAATGAAAATTGGTATGTTGAAAGAGTTGCGAACTCGTCTTAAAGTTCAAAACTTTCCGTGGTATAAAAACATTACAAAAGCATTGCTTCCTTGGCAGTTTTTGCATAAGATGCTGATTTGTATATCTTTGCTTACTGCAATGTCAATGTCAGTAAACTCAATCGGCGCAGGTATTCGTGCAATGCAGCAGAATATTGATAATATGACACGCGATGCTGAAACACTTATTGAGTTGAACAAATCAGTAAACAGTGGAGTAAAGGAAAAACGAGAAGCAGCAAAAAGTAACATCACAGGAGCTATTACAGCAAAAGATGATGCACGACAGGAAGTTGACCGTTATTACTCTCGACTTGTTCAATATCAAGAAGAATACTTCGCAATTCCTGAAGATGACGCTGACGCTCGTCAGGCAGTCATAAATAAAATTGTTCGTGAAATCCCAGGTGCAACTGCAAAGAATGCTATTTACTTTACAAAGGCTGACTTGCAGAAATCAATTCAGAGAACTGCATCTGTAAACGAAAATGTAAATGATACATCATTATATGAGGAAGCTGTTTCTTACGATAAAAACCAAATTGAAGAAACTTTGATTGCTATTTCTGATAAAGAATATAAGATGCCTGATGGTACAATTATTCAGTTTATTGATAACGATGGTAAACCTATAAATGTTCAACTTGCAATCAGCCGCTTACAGAATGGTATTTCAATGTGGCAGGCAGATACTGGTGATGTTGGAGAAAGTTCAAAAGTATTTACTTTACTTGCAATGTATATCAAAGCTGATGAAACAGCCGGTGGAATTGGCGCAGCTGAATGGATGATTATGATGTTCATCTTCTTTACAGGCATTATTCAGGAATGTATGATTGCACTTTGCACTCCTTCAGCAACAATCGACCGTAAAACGCTGTCTTCTGTTTCAAGATATTGCGAATGGAAAAATGAAGAAGAAAAAGAAAGATTCTTGTTAAGAGTTTACAAATCTTATGTGGGTGATGGCGTATTCAATAAAGAAGATTATGAAGAAAAGTGTCGTAAATGTGTTGAATTGATGGAAGAAACTGAAGAGGACATTATTGCAAAGTACTCAAAGAAGCATAAGACAGAAGTAAAAGCAGTAAGAGCTCGTACTATAAAAGAAGAAGTGCCAGTGGCAGAAGCAAAAGAAATACCTACAGGATACTCTGATGTTGTTGCTCGTAAAATTAAAGAGGTTGAAAGCATATGATTTCAGAACAAGAAGTTTTAGAGTCTCTTGATCGTCTTGGTGAAAAGCTTCAACAGTTGAGAGATGAAAATACACAGCAGAAGTCAAAAATTGAAGAACTTGAAAATGCAAATAAGTTTCTTGCAGAAAATAACATTGACAGCACAAGAGATGCTGATGAGTATTATGAAAAATGGCAGGGAGCTGTAAAATCTTTAAAGCACGTAGTTGAGAATACAATCGAAGGCAAATATGAACCGCTTGTTGCAAAACTTGAACAAGAAAACAAATTACTTGGTGAAAGATGTATTCAACTTACTAAAGACAAAAGTGACCTTACAAATAAAGTTCAAGAATTGAAAGCAGATATTGAAAGATTAAAAGCTTCTGCTGATGCAAAAGACAGATCTCTTGAAGCAATAAATAACCGTTTGAAATCTTTTTCTAAAGCCCCATCATCTGAATTGGACATCGACTCAATGATAACTAAGATTCATAATAATGATGTTAAAGACTCTGAAGTTGACGAGAAACTTAAAGAGATTAAAAATGAAAGATTTACAATTCAGTATGAATGGGGCAGAGCAACAAAAGAAACTGAGAAGAAGTTTGTTGATTTTGTAAAAAGACTTTGGGACGGATTTGTCATTGTTGGAAATTATAAAGTATTGAACAAAATCTCAGATGTGCGTGGCGATCTTGATGACTGTACAATGAACACATTCCTTCGTTTCTTGCTTGACAGAAAACTTATTGAACGCCGTGATAATGGTGAAGTTGTGTCATCAGCAGAACTTGAAAGAATTCTTGCTGTTATAACGAAAGTTTGTTAATATAATCTTTATAGAGGTTAAAATGAGCAAATTACAGATAGATCGTTCAACCAAAGAATTACTTGAAGATGTCGCTGACTATTTTGGTTGTAAACCCGACACAATAAGAGATGTTTGGGAAGCCACTTTAATTGTTTGGCTTCTAAAGTATTCTCAAGATGATAGAACATTAAAATCACTCCCTTTACCATTTATTGGTAGCCTTGGCTTAAGAGCTCAGGGTGAGTCAATCAACAATGAAACAAATAAGATTGAAAGCAACTTTGATACTTTCATTTCATTAAATGACCAATTCAAAGACTTGCTTAAAGAAGCAAGCAATAATGGTTCTTCAAAGATTGCTGAACTTTATCAAGAAAAGATTAAAAAGATTGCATCTTTAATAATGTAATGGCTGCTGTCATTAACTAATTACAAAAAGGAATTAGATAATGGCAGAAGAAGGACTTGAATTACAAAGAAAGCCTTGGAAAGTTTGGATGTCATCTGCACCACAGCCAACTGCAGTATTGACAACAGCTTATGATCTTTTGAAGCAAGGCGGCTCAAAGCTTGACCACAATCTTGTTATATTAAATGAAAATGTTTATGCATTATCACGTTTCAACGGCAACTTTGAACAGTTCTACCGTTATGCTTTAGACATTTCACCTGCAACTTTTGACAAAAGAGCTAAAACAAGAGTAGAACATATTGATCTTAGAGAAGATCTCAAAATAAACGCATCATTTACAGCAAGTGATCCTGAAATAGACTTTTATGTTCAGGATAAAGATGCAGCATTATACCCAACAGATCTTAAAACATCATTTGCAGTAAACTCAACTTGGAAAGAATATTTCCGTGGTCTTTCTATTTTAGCTAATCAAGATGTTACAACATCTTATCGTGTTGACGAAATGTTTACTGCATCTGTTGATACAGACGCAACCCCATCTACATCAGATATTTATGTAAGAGATACAGATGAAGTTTTTACTGCTACAATGGTTTTTGAAGATGGTAAAAAAGCATATACTTCTGTAGGTCTCAACAGAACAGAAAATATTCTTAAACTTATTTTAGGAGCAGTCCTTTTTAATTCAAATAAGTCATCAAATCTTACGCTTCTTAAAGAATATCTTAGTAAAGTAGTTGACAAAGTGAAGCGTGAAGAATTATTCAATGCTTTAATTAACGCAAAGATTGGAGAAAAACCACTTTTAAGCTATATTTACTTATGGGTTAAAGCTCCATTTTGTGCTGACTACATTGACCCTGAAGATTTTAATCAAGATTTAAACCAAGATGCTGATGTTATCCACAGAAACTTGTTGCTTGCCAATAATTACAACAGTGTAAGAAACAACTTTAATCGCTATAATGAAGATGTTGACTATGAAGGTAAATCATCTGATGATATGCTTGAAAAGATGTCAAGACCATATTGTCCGATGACATCTCCAATGAAAGATATACTTTCAGAAAAGTTGATGTTACTTTCTGGTGTATCAGGTGATACAATTCGTGATAAAGCTAAGAAGCTTCTTGAAGATTCTTTGAAAGATGACAGCATCATCGGTTCAGTTCTTGTAACGCCTAAAGGAAAAGTTGCTGATGATGCAAGATTTACTCCGTTCACTTTCTATGATCCTGAAAGCCGAGAAGAAGTAGATTACTATAGTAAACTTGGTAAGTTGCCAACTTTAATTGGCCGTGACGGTAACCTTACAACAGATGGTCGTATTATGTCACCAACAATCGATGAATTGTGGTACATCATTTACAAAACTATCTTGGGTCACTCAAATAAAGGTTCAGATTTTGTATCTTTCCCACAGAGCAATAATTACGGAAGTGGTGATACATCACTTTTTGAAGCAACAAAAGAGTATAATTGGACAGATAATGAAGCAGGCAATGTTAAAGGTAACCCATTAAGTTTCTTGTTCAAGACAAACGATAAAGGTGAAGTAAACGGCATTGATGTTGATGAATGGGTTGCAAATCCTGATGAACATTTTATCAATGTTCATACACAGATCCAGAGAATATCAACTGGCATTACAAAGTTCTTTGATGAACAAAATCCTGACATTGAACACTCAAGAGATATTTTCAATACGGGTGATGATATTGCATTAGGCGACTCTGCAACTCATACAAAAGGTGAAATCACAGCAACAAATGGAGAATATGGACCTCGTAGTGTTCCACTTTCTTTGCGTGAATTGGAAGCAGCAATAATGGGTATTAAGTATAATGTTGATAACAATTTTATATTTGACTCAAAGACATATGCAGTTACCGGTATGTTTGGAAAAGTTGAGAAAGATGACAACGGAGCTATAATTGCAGGTGGTTCATTGTATCAGATGCACCGTGATTACAACGCAAATGTTACAAATCCAAACACAGTATTTAAGATTGGCGCAGATAACAACGGCAATAACGGTCGTGATGCTACGTTTGGCGACTTAAATAATAAAAAAGAATGTCATCAAGATAATACGAAGATTTATCTTCTTGATAAGAAAAATAAACGCACAGATGTAGAAAAAACATCAGGTATGCCACTGCTTGTTGAAAACTATGGTAAGTCAGTTACACTTGCAAGTGAACAAGGATTTTATACAGGTGCTGATGTTTATATGGCAGCAGATGGTACTTGGCGTTATAAAGCAGAACATATGCGAACTCCGATTTTAAGAAGCCGTTACTAATTTTATAAAAGAGGATTATAATGAAGAGAGGCCTTACTTATATAAGTGAAAGAACTGGACAGTGGCGTTATGCAAACAATCAAGAAACAGAAGAGTGGGTTCAGCAATTAAGCACCTACATTCCTCTTGTTGAAATTAAAAGAGGTCAGCCAGTTTCAGTTGCAACAATCAAAGATTTAGAAATCATTGCCAAGGGCGATGATGCTTTATTTGAAGCATTAAAGAACTCATCCGACTCGTATGTGGTTCTTACAAATCCATCAAGACACGAAAGCACAATTGGTCTTGCACTAGAATACACTGATGGCGCATTTTCATTTGAAAACGGTGAACTTGTAACATCAGAAAAAATACATATTCTTACAAACGGTAAGTACATCGAAGATAAAGATTATTATGCTAATGCTTTCACAGATAAGGATGAAGAACTTATTGATGTTACAAATAAAGAGTATTGGCCTGAGTTCTTCAAAGATTATGAAAACTCGATTGGTAAAAAGATTTATATCAAAGGTGACTCTGACGGTATTTTAACACTTGAACCAGAAGAAGCTTACCTTGCTTACAATAATGTTATCGTTCTCGGCTTTGTTGCTGATGCAAATATTAAAAACGGCGAAAATCTGTTAAACATCGGTGCAATCGAAGTTCAGATACTCGGTGATGACCGTGGCTCATTAGACTCAACAATCTTTGAAGGAATCCTCGGTGAAGATGTAACAATTGGCTACAAACACTCTCAGATAAACGGAGAGATTTGTTCTTACACAAAGTTGTTTGCACTTGGTTCTGACGATGATGAAAAGTTTAAGTTTTCATTTAACTTCTTTGAGGATCAGAACAAGCTTTTGCCAAGAGGATTCATTGCAATCCAGAGACTTGACGGCGCAACTGCCTATGTTTGTGTAAACGGCAAAGTTACTGAGGAAGAAGTTATCAACGGCGAAAGTTGGTCAGCAAAAGACCGCGCTTTCGTTCAGGTTGCTCAATACTACTCTGCAATAAGTGAAAAGCCAAATACAATACTTGGTGTACTTGATGGAGATCCTACAGCAAAAGTTGAAGCTCCTGCAGGACTTAAAACATATTTAAGTAACGCATTCGCTGCTGTTTCAGCTGGTAAAATTAAGTCATTAAAAGATGGCGCTATACACGAAGCAAAAGCATTAAATCTTATTCCTTCACAAGATGTTGGTGTTTATAAACTTGAAGCAGATGATGTTGGTGGTACATACGAAGTTTATGTATCAAGCAACTTGCTTGAAGTTATCACAGGACTTTACATTGCATCTCGTGGTGCAAACTATAATAAAGGTTATGCTGTACTTGCTGACATTCGTTTTGCAACAAGACAGAACTTAATCGGTGTTTACAATTCTGGTAAGACAGGACTTATAAAGCAAGATACTCGTGCAATCTTCTTAAAGCAAGGTTTGTTTACCGATCCTACTGCTCCTTATGAGCCAGGTGCAACATACTATCTTGGTTCACACGGTAACATTTTCCAAGTACCTCAGGAGTTCTACAACTCAATCGTTCAGGTTGGTGTTGCCCAAACAGATAAAACTTTAGTTGTATCTTGCGACAACCCAAGAAAGTTTAACATTGGTGACTTGCCTGTAGGCTATATGAAGCCTTCTGTTCACGGTCACGCTGAGTATGGCTTCTGGTTGATGGATGGTAAAACACCACATAAAACAGCTGATGCTCCTCACTTGTTGAAGAACTTACTTGAGTTCTATGATAAGTCTGAACTTGACATTAAAGTTCGTGCATTTGGTGCAGATGGTAACAGTGATTTTGCTGAATCATTTATTATCCCACAGGTAAATTACAAAAGCCGCTTCTCAGAAGAAAACACAACAGGATATGTTGCAGCACAGATTAAGTGGTTGCCTGAGGCAGTTTACAAAGAAATGCCAAGAACGCCATTTGTTCGCAGACTTGTAACACTTCAAGACAACAATAAGAAGTCAACTATCCCAGACATTGATATTACTTCTCTTATGATATATGGTCCTGACGAAGACCGTATGCAGGCGCCTGATCTTGAAGCACTTGACATTAAATTGTTCGTTGACATTGATAAAACATCTACTTCAAGAAACTGGGTTCAACTTGAGCCTGGCTTCCACGTTGTAAATAATTTTGAGTACTATGGATTTAAGTGGACAGTAAAGCAACTTGATAAAGTTGATGCATCACATCCTTATGGTACATATATATTGCGTGCAGTCTACTCAGGGACAGAGAATGAAGATACAGAGCAGCCTGATGACAGCGTACTTGGTGTATGTATGCAGGCTGATCCTTTTGCTCCACCTGTTCCTTTAGCAGGATATGAAGCTAAAGTATTTGTAACAAAACACGATTACTACTCAAGACAGTTTGATGCTGAAAACTTGTTTGGTGATTATGTAAAAGAATCAGTTACAGATGCTGCAGGAAACCCTTGGGAAGGATACGCAGTTTCAGGTTCAGCTGTTCGTAAGGACATCAAATACAAAGTAAGTACAGACAATCTTGCTATATCTGATGCAGGAAGCAACGAAGGTACAGTTGAAGCATATATCAAAAGCATTTATGTTAAATCAGAAAAAGATGAAATTACAGAATCAGATGTAAACAATATCAATTCTAAAGAAAGAGACAAGTTCTTAAACTTACGCAAAGTTCAATCAGACATTCGCTTCTCAAATCCATTAGGCAATGACGTTTGGAATCTTGACTACTTCAGAGGAGCTCTTGAGTACTTTACATCAGACACAACTATCGATAAAGAAAATAATCTTGAAGCAAGAATTGCAAACCGTCCATTTGCGTTGATGCCGTACTTCATTTTTGGAAAGCACGAAAGCGCAAAAGTTGCAGAAGATGAACTTCTTAAGGCACTTGGCGCTCAGGACAATGTTCAATATCCACACGGAATTGTAAATAAAGGCTTCCGTGGTACATTAAATGCAAGACAGCTCCAGGGTGCTCATCTTGGCTATGGTGAATATATTTTCTCACAGAACGCTGATGATACATTCAATAATGAAGATTCTGGTATAAGACAAGGAAATGTTACAATTACAATTCCTTACATTCAGAAGTATAACAACAAGTACACAATGCGTATTGGTAATGTTTTGAAACATTATCACGGTACAAACTTACTTGATACTGAAGAATTATCATTGGATGCATCTGCTGATATTCTTTCAAAGAAGCACACATTCTATACAAATGTTAATACATATAAAGAAACATTTGGCGGCTTGACATTAAAAGTTGACAATGAAAATGATGAGTTTGACTTCTTGGTTGGTAGCAGTGATACTGACTTTGCAACAATTAAGGCACTCAACTTGACTCCTTCTTCAATAAGATATAAGTATTTGCTTCACTCATATCAGAATGAAAATGCTGATACGACATATCTTACTGATTACAGTGCAAAAGATAAAACATCAACATTTGATGAGCCAATGAATGAAGCATTGCAGGCTATTTATGAATTGCCACTTGCAACATTCCAGTACAACCGCAACTTTGAAAAAGAAGCAACATATGATAAGGATTCATACTTCAAACGATTCTTTGGTATTATCGTTGAACAGACAGCAAATACTTCAAAGAAGTTTAAGGAAAATGAAGATCCTATCAAAAACAAAACTTCAGTTGATGAAGTTGAATATACATACACTGCTGACGAAAGAGAATCAATTTCTGAGTACATCAAACTTTTGACAGATGACAAAGACGCAAGTTTGAATACAAATAATGCAATCGGTATTCTTTTGAAAGCTGCAAAAGAAACTCAGGAACGCTTGCTCAACTTGGAAGTTTCAACTTATGGTAAAGACTCACCTACACTTCCAGGTGCTGATACTTTGAATGAAGACTTCAAAGCAAATAATCAGAAGTCAACAGTTGCAGGTCTTAACCGCTTAGTAAAAGCACTTTGTCGTGAAGTATTCCAGGATGCAGACCCAAGTAGAATTGATGATAAAGGCGCTTGGTCAGAAGACAGTGAAAACTATTCACGTCTTGATATGTTGGACAAAGAAGTTAATGGTGAAAATGCAAAAGACGATGACAATCAGTCAACACGCATTCCGCTTGCTGAAGTTACAACATATCCTGACGACGCATCTGTAACACAGACAGTTGAAACACCAAGAGCGGTTGTAAAAGATGCTGCTAATGATGACGACTTTGATACAGCTCAGGAATACATCAAAGATGTAAACTACTCAGAAGTTGATGGCTCAAGTAGTGCATTTGACGGCTTGAACGATGCAGTAAACAGAATTGTTGCAAAACTTAACACACTTACAGCTGATGTTAAAGGCTCTGATAACATTAAGAATCGTCCTCTTAAGCTTGACTACATTCGTCAGACTCTTGAAACAATCTTAAGAGAAATCTACGATGATAGCAATGCAACAAGCGAAGCTATTGAAGCAAGTGCTTATAAGAAGACAAATGTTTCAAGAATTGACCGTCTTGTTCAGAGCTTGTTCAACTTTGACCTCAACACTGTTAATAAAGAAGATTCATTCAAAAACTTCAATGGCAAGGACTTAAAGTACAAAGTTACTTTCGAAACAGAAGATAACAGTCCAACAGAGGTTGCAGCTTTATCACCTGAAAATCTTGAAGAACTTAATTATACTGCTTCTATTATCGATGTAATCATTCAGTTACTTACTGGCGATGAAAAAGCACTTGTAAGAACAGATTACAAGACTTGGTCAGACCGCAAACTTACATCAGATGGTTATAAAGAAACAGTTACAGGTGAAAACGGTGAAGGCGTATCTTACAACCCAACATCTGAAGGTTTCTTTGACAACAACAAGCTTACTCTTAATAATAAGTCTATCGTTTCACGGCTTGATACTATTGAAAAAGTACTTCAGCTTCTTTCATTGAAAGTTCAGAATAAGCTTGACTTTAGAACAATATCTATAAGAACAAATGCTTCACCTTATCCAAATGTAACATCCATTGATGACTTCTTCAATTATGTTGAAAAAGTTTTCGGTATTACATTTGAAAAGAATGGCTTCTATGCAACTGAAAGAAAACAAGGCATCAAAGCAGAAAGCATTAAAGAAATCCAAGGAAAAGACAATAAGAAAGAAACTCTTGACCTTTACAACATTATTTATGATGCAGTAAAACGCATTAAGAATAATGAATGGGCATTGAAATACAATGAAGTTGTACTTGGTTCTGATTATGATGACTATCTTGATACTAACAGAACTAAAGATACATATGAAACTCTTGATGAAATTGCTCCAACACATACAAAAGATTACACAGTGACATCTGATATGAAAGCAGTTCTCAAGTTGCTTTACGGAGCTGATAAAGAGCCTAATGCAGATGATAATAATAATCATACAACATACGAACACTTCAAAACATCTGATGAAAAAGCAGATAACTTTACAAAGTCTTCTATTATTGATGGCGGCGTATCAGTTCTTGATTGCTTATATACTCAACTTTATAATGTGCCAAAAGTTGTAAATGCAGACGGTAGTCAAAATACTAATGCTTATAATAATATGACAGGATATAATGCTTTATGGTATGATCCTGTATCACCAAGAGTTACTGATGCAATTAAGGATGCGAATAACAATTCACTTCTTGGTATGGGAAGACGAAGTAAGTTTATCGCTCAGGCTGTTAAAGACCATCCACTTTCAAGAATTGACATCCTTGAAAACACTGTTAGTGCAATTTACAAATACATTGGCTTTGGTTCAGATACAAATCAATACTATTACTCTGGTAAGTTTACTTTTAATGACGAAAAGGAAGCAGTTCCTTCAGAGCTTTGGGGCTCATTGTCAGCTACAGATGGTACGAACCAAAATATTGGTGCTAAAGTTTCTATAAATGGAAATACAAAATATGATGTTCATAACAGATATCATATATTGAGCAGCAATTATCACTTATCTGCTATTGCACTTCAAGCATACTTTAATACTGTAGACATAGCAAGTTTACTTTTTGAAGTTAAAGAAGGCAAAAGAGATCCATCGCCTTATAGCAAAAATAAACAAGAGGCTTTTGTAGCAAATACACCATATAAAAATATTGAAGATGATAAGACAACCATATCAGTAGAAAGCGCTTATGCAGGTTCATTCAGTTCTTACTCAGTTGCTACTTCAATTAAAAAGTTGCTTGAGTATGCTGCAGCTATTGACTCAGAGTTTATGGACCTCAAGAAAGATGTTATTGAAAACATAGACGCACGCATTGAGAATGACAATCAGATTTGGGCTGTTCTTGGCGATGATTACCACTTTAATAAAGATGGCACTGAGATTACAGAAGGCACTGTTTCTTCTCGCTTGACAAGCATTGAAGATGAAATCAAAATTATAACACCAAAAATTACTGCCTTAAGAAATGAACTTGGAGAGTCAGATGATACAGCAGATAGTAACACTGTTTATGGCAGAGTCAAAGCACTCGAAGAGTCAAATGCTGATGTTATCAACTCAATTAAAAACGTTGATGATGACACAGCAGATTTTGAAACATCTGATGATGTTGTTTATAAGACATTCAAAAAGTCAGATGCCAAAGATGCAACTGATGACTTAAAAGGTGATACATTTGTACTTGCAACAAAAGATTCAGTTGAAACTCTTGTTGAGAAAGCTGTTGCTGAATTACGAGCTGAAATGAAAGAAGCAATTCAGAATAACAGAAAACTTGCTGCAATGATGGCATATATGAAATGTGACGACATCAAAGCAAGTAAAAATACTGTTCAGTTTGTACGCAGTGGCGACGAAAGAACAGATGGCGGATATGATATGCAGGAGAAAGACTGCAAGTTTATAGCAGGTAAAACTGCTACAGGTGAAATTACAATCGCAAGCGAGAGTAAAACATACTGCGGTGATACAATGATTCATATTACACTTGAGGATTTTGTTGACCATCTTAAATATGAAGCATATGTTACTTACGATGAAAACATTACAGGTGGTTCTGATTATGAAAATCAGTCATTCTATTATGGTTCAAATAACAATGCAACTTCACTTGATGATGACAGCTACATTGTAAAAATATACTAAAGGAGTTAAGATGAGAGAATTTAAGTTTATTCGTGGTAAATATACAAACGAAAATATTTTCAATTCAGATGAAACAAAGGCTTGCTTGTTCGCTTATGATAGAGATGGTGAGCTTGTTCAGTTCACTGAAAAGAATAATAAAGAATTTCAGGATAAGTTTGCTGGACTCTCATCTGGCGACCGTCTTAGTGAAATATATACATTAAGACCAAGTCAGTTTACTATTTCTGCGACTAAAGAAGTAAACAATTACTCATTCACATTCAACGCAAATGAAATGACTTATGACAATTCTGAAATTATTCCTGAAAATGTCAGAAAAGCTGCCGAGTCATATATAAAATCCAAAACGACTGCACATATTAAAACAACAGATAATGTCCCTAAACTTAATCTTGAAGGCAACACTATAGAAAAAACAACTGTAGAATTTACATTTGGTAAGAAGACTTTTACAAGAAATCTTGTTTTCAAAGTATCAGGAACGTTGGAAGAAAGTGGCTATTTATTAGCCAACGGTGAAAATGTTACTGCTTACTCAGATATTGCTAATACTGATAACCCAAAAACAGGCGTGTTTTATAATGGACATTTTCAAATTAAAGTACAAAGTCAATCAAATGATGTTGTTTCAAATTCTTTAGAAGTTACAAATAAAGGCAATCTTAATGTTGCAACTAGTTACACGACTAGTGAAAACTTTATATTTGTTGTTAATGGACAGATTAAAAATAGTGTTGACTACAGTGACAATCTTGAGTTTTTATTATATACTAAAACACGAAATAGTGGCAACACTATAACAGAAAATGGAATAACGTATTACTATGTAGGCAAATGCACAGTTATGTCACGTAATAATAAGATTGTAAAAGGCTATGAAACTTCTTACGCGGGTAAATATGTTTTGAAAGATTCAAAGTTAATACAAGTAACAGAGAGTGACTTAACAAAAAATAAATTAGCTATTTATAGTAGTGATGAATACCATATTATTGGTAACAATGTTTATGAAGATGACTCTTCTGATACAGAAGACTATTTTATGCATATTGATAATAAAAATCCTCTAGTAAAAAACATTACAAACGAAAATGCGTATGTAAATGAAAAAGGTGTAGTATCACCTTTAATAACAGATAATATTTTCCGTCAGATTACTAGCGTTAATGTTACTGCAACTCAGTCTGACTAATTATTATGAATACATTTTATGGAGTGTGGACACCGACATCAGGCGCATTACCTGATGTCAAAGATCTTGACTTTGCAGCATATTATATTACAGAGTCAGGTTCAGTCCCAGGAAACTCAACATCATTCGTAAAAGATAATTGGCTTATTTACATTTGTGAATCAAGAGGGACACTTAGTGAGCGTTCTTATTGGCGTGTCACAAATGGCATTGTTCTTTTCAATCCTGACTCTCATAAAAATGTTCCTGATGCAGGCTTCTATACAAAAGTTCGTCTTGACAATGCAGGTAATATTGTTGCTGCAACAGATATAGAGTACGATGACTTGCCTCAAGAAGTACTCGATAGGTTTGAACAGATAACAGATGAAAACTTAAATAAACTTATTGCTAATCAGCTTTCTTCTATTTTCAAAAATAACACTCTTAATCCAATTCAACTTAAATATGACGCAAAGACTGGTAAGATTGGCGCTGAATTAAAAGTTGACGAAGAAACGATTGGTGTTAATGAACTTGGTCAACTTTGTGTAATTGGCGGAGTTGAAGGTGGAGAAGGCTCAAGTGTAAGTGTTGAGTTTGACACAACAGAACTTACTGAACTTAAGCAAAAAGTATCAGCACTTGAAAACGAAGTTGCAAGAATTACACCTATTGAAGGTAATGGCATCAATCTTTCATTTAAGAAAGGTGGTGTTGTTTATTCTATTGACATCGATGAAAACTCTTTAGGTTTTGATGCAAACGGAAAACTTTGTGTTAACCCAGATATATTGTCAGAGTACATCAATGGCGGAGAAGGCGGCAACTGTGCTAATCACGAACATACTGTAAGTCAAATTAAGGGTCTTGAAGACTTTGTAAAAGAAATCATCAACAACACATCAATCTATAACACTTTAGTTAAGAACATAAGTAATCTTGTTGATGAAGAAACAATTATCATAAATGAAGACGGCCGTCTCGAAGCTATAGCAACCCACGTTCAGAAACACCAGCACAAGATGGAAGACATCACTGATCTTAATCAGGACATCGCCAATGTTTGGGCAACAAATCAGCGTCTTCATAAAGGCAATGATAATCAGGATTTCAACAAAGGCGCCATCTTGATGTCATCTTTAACAATCGGTGAAGTATTGATTGCTTTCAACGAATTGTTAAAAGAATATAAAGAAGACATTGACAACTTTGGCAATCGTGTAGGAACTATTGAGCCAATTGAGCCTGGGCTTATTGATACTGCAACATTCACTGATGTTTCAAAAAAGATGGACGCTTTTGATGTTATCACTAAAGAAATCACAAAGATAAACTCTGGTATTACAACTATTCAGACCACTGATGTTATTTATCTTGATGGTTCGATTATTCACGCATTCATTGATGATGTTGAAGTAGGTTCATTGAAAGCTTATGACGATGATGACAAAACCTTCTCAGTTGGTCAGTATGGCAATTTTAATGTTACCTATGTAGGTGATGCATATCCTAAGTTCAAAACATTCCAAGGCTATTACAAAGGCTTTTCATTTACATATATTGCTAAAGATCTTACTGAAGGAAAACACACAATTTACTTTACTCAGGAAAATGTAAACTCAGGCATCATAACAAAATCTGATACAGTTGAGTTTAACACATATCAGGATTTTGCACCAACTTGTGAGTTTAACATAATCGAGCAGCCTACACCAAATGGCTATGTGTCAGGTGTTAAAGTGTTCAAAGGTGAGCCTAAGCTTTCCATTAAAGTTGCTGCAAAAACATTTAATAAACGCTTTGCCCCAATTTCAACAAACATTTTCAGCTGTCTTGGAAAAGAGTATGAACTTGAACTTGAAGACATCTCTGGCAGTTCGATGAATTATAAAGCAATCACAATAGACATTGATGATTGCTTTGGCTATGTTACATTTAGTGCAAAAATTTCCAATTGGACTGATTATAAAACATTTGAAGGACAAAGTGGCTACATTAACATAGATAACTCAACTGAAGAAACCTACAGAGTTGTTCAAGAAAGTGGACCGATGACTCCAGTAGATAATGGAACAGATGTGTTTTCAGTTTATGATCCTGCTGTTCATTTGATTGATAAATATGTAGATGAAGCACAAGTGAAAGATCACAAAGCAATTATTGCAAAAACAAATTATGAACTTTTTAACATAGGTCCAAATTACTCAAATAAGTCTTCTCCACAGATGTTGACATTAAGATTTGAATGCCCTAAAATGAACAACTTTTATTTTGATTTGGAAGATGATAAAGGAAACGCTTTCAACAAAAATAAAGATGGCACATTGAGAGATATAAACATATATGCGGGTATTGCGCCTTCAAATGTTGTAACAAGATGGGTAGATTGCAATAATCCTTATGAAGGCTATGGACATTGGGAGTCAGGCATAATCTTTAAAGCACTTGACTTGTTCCGCTGTGATGATAAACGCATATATGCAACATTTGGTAAAGACGGAGATGCTGATGCAGGATATCTTTATATCAAACTTATATTGTCAGGTAAGGCAGTTAATTTGGAAAAATTGGTTTCTTCAATAAAGGAGTGTTTGAATGAGCGCAGATAATTACACAAAGCATATTGCTGAAGCAGCATATAAAAACACAGTCAAAAACAAGTCTCACACAGACAACAATCTTACTTGGTATGAAGAGCCTGAGACAGTAACGCCTCGTGTTGATGCAAAAGCAATTTGGTTGGACTCTGAACATATTCCTGAAGATCCTTCAAAAGTAACATTCAGAGGCAACATCTATTTCAAAACTATCAATAATTCATCAGTAGGAATTGTTGAAAAGTTTGAGGATGAGCAAGTTTCAAAAGTAAATGACAGAGCAGTTTTTTATTCAAAAGCTTTGGTTGATGTAATTCAGAATGAAAACTATCATTTGACAATCAAGGATGCTGCTGGTGACATAATCCCTTTTGGCCTTAAGAAGTGGACAGTTGACTCTGGTGTTGGTTATCTGTCTTTTACAGATGGAATGCCTGAAGGATATGAACTTCCATTTAGTGTAACGGGTTATCGCTACTGTGGACGCAAGCTTCCTGAACATATGATTACAACAGATGGTTCACAACAGATGTTGCCTGACTATGTTCCTACAGAAGATCAGTCTGTTGCTACAAAGTCTTATGTTGACCAAGAACTTGGAAAGCTTAATGTTGATGTTGATAAGATGTTGCCACCTAAACCTGGGACTTTTGAAGGTAAAGACATTACTTTTATTTGTGATGACAAGTTTGATGGCATTGACATTGTAACGCTTGAGCATTATGACAACATTGTTCTTCCACATTATGAATGGACATTAGATATTCCTGAGTTTTATAATCCAGGCTTTGGACGTGTATCATTACTTGTAAACACAGGAGATTCTTGGCAAGAGTTTGCTTATATTGAACTTGATAAGCCAGGCAAGTCAGTAGTTACAGGCGGCATTACAATCGACTATGATGGTGACGCTTATGCAAACACACTTGCATCAAGAGGCTTTTTTAACTCAATGAAGATACATTTTACAAGTAGTTTTGATAACTTGTCAGGCCTCTTTAAGTCTCATACTGCTCCTATGCGTTTTCTTGCAAGGTACCAATACTTCGATGATATGTACTATTCAAATGAATTGGTTGTTTGTGAAGAGCCTGAGCAGGAAGAAATGAATCATCTTGATGGACAAGCAATGGTTCTTAATTCAACTGATATGAAGTATCGTCACGTGTCAGGAATCATAACACCTACAGCAGAGTCAACACTCAACTTAAGTGCAGTTAAGTACAATGTTCTTAAAAAGTACTGTAAAAAAGATCATATAATTTATAAACTTATAAATGACTCTCAGGATTATGTGTCTATTAAGATTGAGCAAACTCCTTATGAAAAGTATTCTCCTTTACTTGAAGTAACAGAGAAGATTCCTATTTTGCCTAACAAGTACACAGAAAACTTTAATCTCAAGATTGAAACATTTGATATATTTGGCAACTTAAACGGAGAACTTGAAAACACATACAACTTCCGCATTGATACAATTTCTGATGAGAGCAATCGTGTTAAGTCGGGAAATGTTTATAAGAATACTATTGAAGGTGCTTGTCTTGAATGGGATCCAACAGAAGATCTTCGTGAAAATAATGAATTACAGTTACTTGGTGGCATTTACAGATGGCCTGAAATCGACCACTCTGTAAACGGTAATGGCAATCTTATCAATGGTACTTGGTCTAATACTTCTTGGTTAAGAACTGGTCTTGACTATAGTCAATGTCCAAAAACAGGTGTTCGTTATGTAACATTCAAACACGATATGTCGATTGCAAATGGCGTGTATATTTCATTTGTTGATGCAGAAAACTTATTACAAGACAAAGATACACACGCTTTTAATGTTGACTCAATGTATATAAAAGTTAAAGGCTCAACAGATTGGCTTAATGCAAAAGAGCCTTATGATGGCATTGGAATAAATAATGAATGGATGCAAGGATGTCTTGCAGTTCAGGACTCAAAAGATGGAAAGATATATTGTACATTCGGACCTAAACCTCTTGAAGGTACTTTATATGTTCGTATTGGTATAACATATAGTTCTCATACAAGATTCAAAGGAATCATAGTAGAAGAGAACATTTAACTAATTTATAAATAAGTAGTTGGGAGTAAAGAACTCCTAATCTTTACTTTCAATGAAAATAGGAGAATAAAATGGCAGTAAATCCAGACCAGCTTTGGACTACTTTAGACAAAATTGAACAGAAGTTACTTTCAATCGTTGATGACTTTGATGCAGTTTCTCAGGCTGCTGTTGCTCTCAACGGCGATATAGCTAAAGTTCTTCCTGTTCAGTTGAACGCATCAGCTGATGCAGTTTTGGACTTGGTTAATGGAGCAGGACAGAACTCTATTAAAAACTTGAAAGATTATGTTGACAATATCCCACTTGGAGACTTGAGAACAAAGTCTTCAGCAGAAGCAATTCGTAACGGTCAGAAAGCAGCACCTACAGCAGGAAACGCTCCTACTGCACCTGCAGTTGATTTGACACCTCGTACAAGTGCTCCTCAGTCAGCAATCGCTCAGGAAAGTGTTGATCTTGAAAAATACAAAAAGAACAAGATTGAAGAAAACAAAACTGAAGAGCCAAAGAAAAAGTTGAATGAGAACAATGAATTCTCTTTTGATGCAATTCTTGATGAAGAAGACATTGATGGAGAGGGTTATAATTCAGACATCCCTGAAGCTGATACAGATTATCTTGATGATGATTATGCAGAACACTTTGATGACGGCTTCGAAGAGGACGATGCATTCGACTTTGACAAAATGGAAGATGAAAGAATCAACAGTGAAAATCCAACACCTGATGAAATCTTCTCTTTCAATGATGAGCTTTTTGACGACGCAATCTAATTGAAAAGTTGAAATCAATAAAGGCAACCCGCTTGGGTTGCCTTAGTTTTTACTTGCCTAATTTTTTGCTGTGGAATGAAACTCCTTCAGGGGTGCTGAATCCAAGGTCTGCAGTTACTTTACAACCACAGAAACCTGTTTCTGGGTTTTCTTTCGATCCCAAGTATGGACACCACTGACAAGCGTGGAAGTCTTGTGTTTTTCCACGAGCTCTTGCCCAATTCATTGAATGGATATCATCAATGTTTTTCATATAGTAATCTTCGATGATATGGCGAAGGTCTTCTTCAGTGTATTCAATTTCCTTTACACCGCGAAGCATATTCTGTTCAACATTTTTTGAAGCAAGATCTTCAATAAGAGGTCCGAAGATAAAGCAGCGGATCTTTTTTGCAATTTCTGGGATGTCCCAACCGCGTTCAAGGCCTTTCATATAGGCATAAAGCAACTGCTGATTTTTGTAGTTGTTTACATTGATTGAACGGCCCGTCTTGTAATCTGTTATAATTATTTCCATATCATTTTCAATGCACAAGTCAAGAGAACCAGTGAAAGCTTCTCCGTTGATAACATTATCAACTTTCTGTTCCTGACCTACTTTGTACCCGTTCTGTTCACGAGGTTCAACAAAGTGTTTCCAAAAGGCTAAAAACTTTTTGATGGCAGGTTCATAGTTGAAATAGAATTCCTTGTCAGGATCAGTCGTATTCACGTGATAAGCTTCAGCATATTTTGCAAGGTTTTTGCGGAAGTCTTCCTCTGACATTCCAGTATGATAATCTTCTGCTGCCTTATGAAAGGCGCTTCCTTTGTCAGCGAGTTGTGTGTTTACAGGCGCATCGCTTTTCCAACCTTCAACATAGTTGAGTTTGTACTTAAGAGAACATTCAGCGAAACAGCCAATACGAGATGCTGACCAAGGATAGTTCTTTGCTTCCATTTTAAGCTCCATTGTTTCTTTTTACAAAAATAATATAAAAGAATTATTTTGAAAGTTCAATAATTTTCTTAAAAACTTCAAAATTATTTGAGTAAGGTCCGTCATAAACAGCAAACTCAATTGTCATTCCTGGGAAAGCAAAATCTTCAGTTGCTTTCTTCCAAGCTTTTGCAACAGTTTCAGGATCATTTTTGAAAGCTCCGCATCCAAATGCCCCTACTACCAAATTAACAACTTGTTTCTTAGCAGCAACTGCAAAAATTCTCATTGCACGCTTGTAATGAATCTGATAAAGTTCTTCATTTGAAATGCTTTTATTAAGTGGCTTATCAACATTAAACATATCAACATTCTTTTCTCGAAGATTTGGCGCAGCACAAGTAATTACAGAAATCTTTTTCCAATCTTTTCTATCAAGTAAGTTGTAGTCATCGTCTTTGAAAACAATAACATCGGGAGTCCAAATTATATCATCATTATGAAGCGCATTCAAGTTATCACGATGTGGTTTATAAAACTCGTCCCAACATCTTTTGCTTGACAAAGTTGGGTAAAGTGTCGAACAACGGCAAAGGCATTCTTCTTGAGCAGTTGCTCCTTTTGTAACACCTCCGCCAGGAGTTGTTGCAGATGCGAAGTTTAGTACTGCAGTTTTTCCTTCAGTGTATTTTCTTGCAGCGTCAAATGTTTTTGACTTTGTAACTTTTACAACAAGATCATCACCTTCAGCAGGAACTTCATATTTGACTTCTTTACCTTCAGGAATTACTTGAGTGTAATTGTTCTGCTGAACAATGTTTGCAGCAAGTTCTGCATCACAATGATACATACTTGCAGTGTTTTCAAAGATTCTTACATTCTCTTCTCTTGCCATTATTTCACCTCTTTCTTTGCAAGGTGTTTGCCGACCAATTCAGATTGAGGAGCAGTTTTGACTTCTTCTGAAATGTCAACTCCTTTTTCCTTGTAAGCTGCCTGCAACATTTCAAGTGGCGAATGTGGCTGCTTCATAAAGAATTGATCTTTACTTCTTGGGAAGCGGATGTCACTTACATACCCGCAATCTTTTCCCATACAGTACATATTATAGCGGTCTTTTGAGTCTGTCAAGTCGAGATAACTAAAGATTGGTGCGCCGCAAGCACAGTGACCCATCATTATCAAGTTTTCAGAGATTTCTTTTGTTGCTTTTAATGACTGATCTTTACATATAGTCTTTCCTAATTTCTTTGCTTTTGAGCTCATATAAAATACCTCTATTGAAATATTAACTAATTTTTAAGGACTTAATTATGGAAATTAAAACTGGCGACATTTTTGAAAATAAAAACGGTATAAGAATCGGCGTTATTGAAGTCGAGCCTGAAGCTGATTATGTTTGCTTCAAGATTGGAAGAGGCCTTACAAAAGACAAACTTGATTCTGCTCATTTTGAGACTCGTGATGCTTCACTTGAAAGACTTGAAAACTGTTTGGCAGTAAATGGATATGAAAAGCTTTCTGATGTACTTACTGAGTCTGTACATTTGAAAGAAGATGATACAGCAAATCAGGATGATGATGATCCTAACGCTCAGCAGGACCAAAATGCTGCAGGCGGAGATGATGCAGCAGCTGCTTCTCAACCTGAAGAACCTGAGAATCCTATGGCAGCTAAAGTTGACCCAAATGTACAGTCTGATGAACAAGTTGAACTTAATAATGACTTACAGCAAGGTGAAGCACCTTTGAAAATGCCTTCAGCTGCGCCTATTCCAAATGGCGGCGGCCCTGCTATTGATGCTCAGGGTAACCCATTGCAAGTTGATGATGGAACTGATACGCAGGTTGCTCAGGACTCATCATTACAGTTTGATGCAATCAATCCAGAAGGCGAAGCTTCTATCCATTTTGAAAGTGGAAACTTCAATCAGCTTACTCAGATACCTCAGCAGATTATGACAAAGATTGCAACAATTCAAAGAACAATTATGCCACTTGCTGAAGTTGCTTTAATTGAATTGCTTGGAAATAACAAAGCATTTAAGGGCGAATCTTTCAATGCGGTTTTCAATATGCTTGATAACACACCAAAGTTTGAATGTAATGCAACATATTCTGTTGAACTGTTTATTGGAACTGATATTGAACAAGCTGACATTCAGCACGATGCAAAATACATTCTTGACCGCTTGAAGGCAGTTCCAAATGTTCAGTGGAATCGCTGCGAGATCAACTGTGCGTCTGGTGAAGTTAATCTTGGATTCATTGTTTAATTACTTTTTCTATTTCATCAAGAACGAAATCAGAATTAAAGTATTTATCATCAAGTAAAGCAAATAATTCATTTCGGATTTTATTATATTCCTTGGGGTTAGCCTCGAGGAAGTTTATTTTATCCCACATTTCATCAGGAGAATCAACTTTCAAATAATCTGGGAAATCAGAATATATGTTTGATGTGTCATATTCATTTTTGCACCAGAATGGTATGATGCCATAGTACAACATTGTCCAAACTTTCTGTGTAACAAATGTCGTATGTTTAAGTGACACAGGCGGAATAAAAGTATATTTTGAATCCCACATCAAATCTTCCATTTCAAGAATCTGCTTATTCTCAAAATTATCAAATGGTAACTTAAGTCTTTCAACTGTTCCGCGTGTTGCAGCGTTTTCACTCCAGTTTTTACCATAAGCTTTGATAGTTGGGTCAAAATCATAAATCCATTTTTTAAACAATTTTGCTCTGTCTGGAAGTCCGTGCAAAGTCATTATGAACTTATTGTTTCTTTTATCGTTTCGCCAATCGATTTTCTTCTTTCCTTTAAGGAAGTACTTTTCAAGATGTGTATATGAACACTTGATATGATTCGTTTTCATTGTCTTTGAAGCTTCACCATAGCCGCTACAAACACTTACATCATATTCTGCATTTGACTGAGATGCGACGTTATCAGGACATTTTATAAGGTCAACAGGATATGTTAAAAAGATACGAGGATCATCAAGAATCCAATCAAACTCAACATCAGGATGCATCGATGCAAAGTAAATGATTTGAGAACCGTTACGACAAGAAGCTAATGGTGAACGCATTCTTGTACCATCAAAAGTGTATGTCAAGTCCCACAAAGTTGCATTTGCACAAGAAGCAGCAAGTACAATAATCTTATCAACTTTGATACTGTCTTCTTCTAAAGAAGCTTCAAGCATTCTATATGCTTCACCTCGCTGATGCTTTATTCCGTGATCTGCACACCACTGTTTCTGTCTTTTATAGTAGTCAATTAAGTTGGAGGGTTTCTTTGATGTATTAAATCCTGTAAAAGCTTTATCCATATCATTTGTTGATGCAAGATAATACTTATTTTCTGGGTGGCGTTTTGCAAAGTCAATGAACATTTTTGCAATAAGATCTCCACCATATTCTTTATATCCATCAAGAAATGATGTGCCTATGCCTCCCAATTTGCCTAAAATGATATTCAAAGTTCTACCTCCGTATTTTTAATATTAACTTTATATAAATAAAAATATCCTTTCAACCTTATTTATTATTGTCCAATATAGCTAAAAAAGTCAAAGTCTTCTAAACTTTGATAAAAAGTCATTTCCGTATTTTGACTTAACATATGATAATATCGGCTTTATACCTTCACTATCTATTATAATTACATTATTATCAATCATACATTGAAGTTTTTCATTATCTAGAGACTTTGTGTAAGGATTTATTAGCTTACCGTCTCTTAGTAAATGCGAGCCTTTAATTTCAAAAATTTTATCACCTATTTCAAAGTCAGGAAAATAATAGTGTTTTTTATTGTCTTTATAGTACTCAAATCTTTTTGAGCATCTAGATATATTACTGCCTATATCTTTATGAAATATCCAAAATGCCAGCTCCCATGAACTATCAAACACAACACCATCATATTCGTACTTTTTATGAGCAGTTTGATGATACTCAAATGTTTGTGCAAAACTTTCAGTACCAAATTTTTCAACATTTGTTCTTTTCATCTTTTCTCTATTATTGTAGTTTTCATTTTCATACTTTTCAAGTCTGGTTTTTTTACGACGCTTTTCTGCTTTTGAAAAGTCTCTTTCAGTTGCTAAATTAAGAGCGTTTGTAACATTATATTTTTTTATAAGTGTGTTAACTCTTTTTGTTTGTGCGCTTTTTGAATGAGCTGCTTTAACACCTAATTCGTGTATCTCTTTTATCTTTAGAGTTGATGATACTCCATATCTTTCCTCATTGGTTGTTTTTATTTTATCTTTAACTTCTTGAAGCTGACCGACATTCTCAACACCATATTTTCTAATGACACTGTTTTTCCACTCTTCTTTTATATGCTTTCTATACTCATCATAGCTTCCATATTTTTTTATGTTTGCAGCTATAATTCTACAGCCTTTACAAATAAAAGGATCTTTTATAAAAGAAGATAGTGCTATTCTGGCATCTTTATTACAATTCTTACACTTAAATGTAACATATATTGATGTCATATGCGACTTCTTAATTCCTGAACTTAAAACTTTTTCATAATCATCATTTGTAGCAATAGTTATTTCACTCATATAAATTAGTATAAGTAAATGTTTTAGTCCAGTGATTTTATCATATGCTCATTCCAATAAGGCCTGGGATTCTCTTGTTGATTTTCTCAGGTGTTGGAGCTTGGTTATTAGGATCATCTTTAGTTGTAAATGACAAGTTGAATGTCGTGATGTTACCTGTCGTTGACTTAGTAAGAATAACAATATCATATGTTGATGATGGCTGAAGCCCTTCAATTACAACTTCTTTCTGTTTACAGTCCTTAACAACGATGTTTTCCTGTCCTGGGATAATAAAAACTATCTCTTCAAAGAACTTATAATCTGCAGGCTTAACTGCATACTTGATTACAGCTTTTGTAGGTGTTGATGTTGGTTCATAATAAATAAAACTATTCAAAGCAACTTCAGTTGTTTCTGTATAATATCCTTTGATGATGTCATAAGTTGTTTCATTTGTAAGTGACTTACCAAGTTGAATTATTTGTTCTTCTGTATATGAATCACTTTCAAAGTACTTACGAGCTATTGCGTTCAATTCTGCATCAGATGTATCAACTTCACCTTTTACATCAATGCTGCTCCATCTTTCATTTACAAACTCCAAAACAGTTTCTTCTGTAATGTAAACATCTGCATCATCATCGTGTTTAAGATGCTGCCATCTATAAGGCAATGTTACAACTGCTTCTGATGTTGGGATAACTACTTGATATGAACGAACAGTAAGTTCAACTTCAATCGGGAATATGCGCTGACTTTCAAGAAACTTCAACTCTTCCCATTCAGGCTTTGTGTTAATACTTTCGACTGTAATGTTGGCAGGTATTGCAACTGGGTTGCCTTTCCAATTAAAAACACAATACATCCAAACAGGATGCTTTGGCTCTTGTTCCCAATAAAGTCGCTGTGCTGCTTGCTTAACATCATCACGTCTTGAATAATACAATGTTACTTTCCACTTCGACTTACAAGGCAAAATGCGAAGTCTTTTGTAAATTGTCATATCATAAATACCATAAATTGCTTGTGATGCATTTTGCGCATAAGGTCTGTCATCTGCTTGCCAATCATCAGACTGATTAAATGCTCCAAAAGGTAATTCCAATGATGTAGGACGGAACTTGTTTACTAATAATTCCTCTCCAGTCTTGCCTTTATCTAATGTCTCAATTCTTCTACGAAATACCGCATCAGGCATCGCATAAACTACACGAGAATAGTCATTCTTAAATAAAACTTCGGCCAAAAACTTTGATACACAACACTTTACTGAAAGGTTGATGTCAATCCATTTCTTTTTTGCGTCATCATAGTAGCCTTTTTGTGTTTCTTCTATTGCCATAAGTATTTAGTTGAAAATTCATATTGATGACTAATTAACTAGGAGACATATAAATGGGCAAGAAATTGTTTAATGAGCCTATGACATTGTTTCAACAAACAGTGAACGATATTATGAAGGAAAGCGCGTCTAAAGAGCTTATAGAAGATCTTATTCGTTTGAATATGTTTAAGAACGCCGAAAAAGACGAGAAACAACTCGTGCTTGTTGAGCTCTATAATTTGCTTGGCGCGGAAAAGTTTATGGATGTTATGGACCTTCTTGAAGGTAAGACCATAAAGTTCCCTCATAAAGCTGATTTCAAAGAAACAATTCAGATAGCTTTATGTTATTATTATCGACAGTTCAAAGATTATTCGTGGGAAGAAATCAAAGAACTTATTAAGGATGACGACCTCAGTTCAGTTAAACTTGGGGTTCGTGTACAACAGCTTCAAAGATTTATCAACAAGTTTGGTGAATTGCGTTATCGGAGAGAATTGAATGAGCGACACAAATAATGTAGATGCTGTTATGACAAATGGTCCTGAAGAAACAGCCGCAGCTGAACAGCTTGCAAAACAAGTTGAGGCAGATAAAGCAATAACAGAACTTAAAACTCTTGAAAAGCTTGCAGCAGTACCTTCAGAGAATGCTGCTGTTGCAAAGCTGAATGAATCACCAATTCGTGATGTTGAAAAGTCTTTAGGTGACTTTACAAAACACACCTTCGAAATCATCAATAAAGAATATCAATTTCAAGAAACTATTGAAGCAGAAATTGCAGCACGCTTGCAGCTTGATGCAAAAGATGGCGGCTTTACTGCTAAGGAATTGATTGCATTACATACAAACAACTCAGTCAACTTAAACGACCGTGTATCAAAGGTTTTAGGTCCAACATTCACTTTGATGACAGAGGAAGTAAAAGCAGAAATTGCAGCTCGTACTGCAGAAAAGCAACAGCAGCAAGCTCAGGTAAACATTGCAATCGGCGGTAACACATCACCTGAACAGATGAAAGGTCTCAATGAAACAGTTGGCGGTGGTAATCGTGATGAAGCTCAGGCTATCTTACAAGGCGCATTTATGTTTCAGCAGTTCTTACAGCAACTTGGTGTAAAAACTCCTATGGAAACTATTGCTAATGCGCAACAAGAAAACAAAAACTAATTACTATTATTGAGGATTTAAGTAATGGCATTATACACAAGTAATTCCGAGTTTGATTTAGAGACAAGAGTTCAATTAACAAATGAAATGCCAACAACTCGTGATTATGAATATCTGCACCATTCATTAAGAAATGATACTTGGAAATGGCTTATCGGTACTGAAGATGTTACTTATGATTTGCCTGTAGGTGGCAGTGAATCACATAATCTTGAAGCTCCTGTCAAAATTGTAAACGGAAAACAAGCAGAAAATTATGGTCCTAGCAAACAACAGGTTTGGGATCCTACAACTGAATCTTATGTTGAAGAAACTCCTACTTTCCACAAGATGGAAATCAACGGTGTATTAGCCGCTGAACACGACTTATTCTTACACGAGATTTACCGTTACTTAAGTTGTCTTTACCCTGACCACCCTGATTGGTTAAACTTGCTTACAAGAAATGAAATCCTTGATGCTTTCAACAACGCAGCAGCGATGGTTGATTATAAGCCAAATAATGAATTCTTCCGTTTGGTTGCAGAGACAATTCAGTCTGATGATCCTGATGTTGAAGAGTTCAAACTTAATTTAAGAAACCTCACAAGCAATGCAGCTCGCAGAAAGTTTTATGGTTCAATGTTGGGCTATCGTATGTATGGTCACGATGCATTTGAAAATGTATCAGTTTTTCCAGTAGGAAAAACATTGACACTTGACTCAATAAATGAAAATGAGTGGCGTGAAAATAAAAAGAAAAATTTTGATGCAAAGAAGTACATTATTGATACTTTTGATGAACGCTATCAAACTTTATTCCGTCGCATAGACTGGTTAGGTAACAACCGTGACACATCCTTTACGAAATCAAATGGCTACACAATTTCGTCATACACAGTCCCAGGCTATGAAGATATTCAGTTTGAGTATATTTCAAGTAAAGACGGTGAATTTACATCTGATGCTTATAGACTTAAAAACGATGCAGCTTATTCATTTTATGATTTGACTACAAATGGTCAGACAAACATAGGTTCTATTTCTGAGAAAGTTGAGCTTAACACATACGCACCGTTACTAACAGAAAATACACTTTCATATTATTCATCTGATGATAAACTTATTGGTTTACAGACATCTGTTTCTTCTACAGCTACTTATAACAAACTTACAAGATATAAGCCTTTTAGTGAAATCGTTGACTTCTTAAAAGAAATTGGATTAGACTCAGAAGTTTTTGAATCATACAGAGCATATATGCCTTTCACAGATGACGGCGATACAATAATCGCAAATCTTCAGTGGTTTCCAATGTTTATGACATTCACTGCATCGTATATCTCTGCTTATGGTGGAAACAGTCATCTTTTTGAAAAAGTAGACTATTCTTATAATCCTGTTATTAAAGATACTATAATGTTGCCTATTGACATTATGCGTGACTGTTATCCTACAGATGTTGAATTTAACAGTGATGAAACGATTAAAAACCGAACTGCTGAACTAGACATATCATCAGCAACAGTTAACAAGGGCGATATTATTTCAATTCGTGAATACTTAGAATCACCAACACCATATAAAGTTGCAGGTGCAACTTGTGGGCAGTTGAAATGTCACATAACAACACCTACAAAGTCTTACTTAAACTATAATTCAATTACAAATTATGATCCTTTTGATATATCAAATGATGATATTGTATCTGATGATAATTATTGTGCGGTTATTCAACTTAAAAACGGATCTTATGGTATTCTTTATGGTTCATTGAATATTGCTTGGCAAACATTATCAGAAGATTATCACGCGTTTACTTGTCCAAAAGACATTACTTTCAATATTCGTGCAATTCCTGAAAAGAAGCCTGATGATATTTACAAATATATTTATGGCAATGATGCAGACAGTCTTATTGAAGAAACACAGTTAGAAATAACAGTAAAAACTAAAGAACTTGAAAAGCATTACAACTTGATCGTTCAAGACTGTAATGGTGACAGTAAATACATTGACCTTTATGTAGGCATTCCTTCAAAAATTAAAGAACAAAAAGATTTGATAGAAGAACGTCTTAATGCAATCGAAGAATTACCTGACACAGCAACGCCTGAAGAAAGAGAAGCTGCAAAAGAAGCTTATAATTCTGCAGTTGAACAGCTTGCTATTTATGAAGACGCTTATAAAGCGGCTGTTGAAAAACTTGAAGAAGTTGCTTATTCAAACTTTGAACATTACAAAGATACTGAATCTGACTTGGAAGATCTTAACGATGAGCTTGCTGAATACCTTGAAAAGAAAAGTGAGTTGATGGAAAACCGTTCATTATTTGTTGATAATGAAAGATGTTTTACAGCTATTCGTGGTAGTAAAGTTGAGTTCTTTATTTTCAGCTCATCAAAAGCATTTTCAAAATTACCATACATTATTGATGATCTTTACATTTCAGAAATATCATTAGGTAACATTTCAATTCAACCGATGCTTCTTGCTGACGAAGCTCACATTAAAATGAATAAAGTTGACAACTTTATTTTTGCTGACTATGATCCTATTACTTTGCGTGATGATAAGTTTTATCAGCTTTATTCTTTTATGGAAGAAAAAGCAAGAGATGCTGCTTTTGTTGGTCACAACATTTTAAAGATTTATAATGAAGCAGAATATGATGTTTCAGCACAAGTTTATATTGATAAGTCGGTAGGCAGTGCTTGTTATGAAATGCAGTTCTTGACAGACGATGCAAGAACAAAGTTTGAATCACTTTCAATTGGTTCAAAAGTTTCAGGCCCAGGTATTTCAAGCAACACATTTGTTACAAAGTTAAGCAATTATGTTGCAACTGTAAACAATTCTTTACCTAAAGGTGGAACACAAACATATACATTCAAATGTCCGGTAACTACAGCGCCTGCGTCAATTAAAGACGATCCGTTTAATTATAAGCGTGTTATGTATGTAAATGGCGAATATGCTAAAGAGTCATTTTTTGACCACGGTGTTTATGGTACATCAGAATGGCCTTCAATCGAAAAAGCTGTTATGAATGGTGACTTGAATGACAAACAGATTCTTAATAAGTCATCATTCTTTAATGTTGTAAAATATCTTTATGAAGATAAACTTACTGATGATAAAGACCTTCTTATTCCATCAGTTGCAAAAAATACAAGAAACATTTTTGTAGAAGTAAATGTTGAAAGACTCATTAGAGCAAAGAATCATTTTGGTGATACAGAAAACTTGATGAATGTTGAGTGGCTTGACTATATTTCAAATAATAATGAACTTGACTTAGCAAAAGAAAGTATTAGTGTCGGTCCAAACTTAATACTTAATGCAGATACATCAGGCTATGCTTCTTTGATTCCAAAAACAGAATATACTGACCCAGCTCTTAAAGTGAGGTTCCAAACAAACAACTGGACTAACAGTACGATTCCTGCTTATGTACAGCTTGGTACAGGCGGTAGTGGTTTAAGAGACTACTTCAAAACCATAAGCAACATTCAATATCCTAGTGTTTATGGTGCAACATTCTGGGATCATACTGTTGAACCTTATGAAGACACAGATAATAACATCATTAATGACTGGATAAAAGAAGGACCTGATGGCCAAAAAGTTAATAAAAGAGCTACTTGGGCAAATGTTGATAACAGAATGTCAAAGCAAACTGACTATAATACTTATGAAAGTATTGATAAGCCTCTTTTTGAAATTCCTCTTAATGAATATAATATGAATCTTCATACGATTGCAAACAATCGTGAATATTCAACTATTGACATTATGTTCTATGAACAAAACTTCAAGAATATTACAAAAGAGTTAAACTTGAATATTGGTTTGCATAAAACACTTTCAAATAAATTGCTTTCATCTGATGAATATATTTCAATCGATTCTGAAGACTATGCAAGAAATACTCCTGAAGATGAAAACTTAAAAAATATTTATTATTTCTACAATGATGGCTTAGATGTAAACAGCGAAAAAGGTACACTCAAAGTTGGTATAAACAATGAGGATTTCATAGAATATGAAGTGATTATTGGCGGACTTCTAGGGTACACACCTTGGTATTATAACAAAACGATAAATAAACTTACAAACACTTCTTTCAGTTTAGATATCTCAAGCTTCTCAAAATTAAAAACATCAACAAGTAACGAGTTGAATGAGTTTTTAAGAAGATTTATGATTATTAAGACAATCTTTGACTTTAGTACAAGTAATTTTACTGTATTAAATGAGTATTCTGGAAACTTCCTCGGCTATGGTGAGGAAGAATATGATGGCTTCTTTGAGGATTTATCTGAATATGAAAGCATCTTCAAAAACAAGTTGATTCTATTTACATACCTAAGAGGCAATTATGAAAATGATAATAAAGGAGATGTGTTTGGCCTTAAAGATTATGATACGCTTGGTCTTTTCTGGGCAAATGACCGTATCAACTTTGTAAAGATTAACAAGAACTATACTTTGTGTACGACTATTTATAATAAAAACACAAACACGAATGATAATGAGTATCTTGTGTTCCACGGCTATTTTACATACCCTCTTATTAAGAGAGAATGCGTTGAATTATATGATGCTGACCCAGACTCATTCAAACAAACGATGACAACATCTGATGAATATAAGATGGATAACAGTAACTCAATCATCAAGTATACAACACAAGTATTCAACTCAATTAAGTTGCCAAGAAATCATATTGCAGATGGTTCATATGACTTCAAAATTTTCATTGATCCTCACTTTATTTCAAAAGGTTATCGTTATGATGATTATGTTGAAAATGGCGTAAATGCAAATGAGATTGATTATTGTATTTCACAGTCAGCAATTCGTTATGATAATAAGCACGAAGTATTCTACACAAATGCAACTGTCGTTGAAGATGGCGTTCTTGATAATTCAATGGATAGAGACTTTGAAGTAATGAAGAGTATGCTGAGCTAATAACATTAAGACTAATTATTAGCTCAGGAGATATCATATAAATGAATTATACATTAGACATTTCTAGTGAACTTAATGAGTACAATCGTAAGATTAAAAAACTTAGTGCTTCTTATAAGTCAAATTACTCAAAAACAGATGTCGTGTCAAAAGTAAAAGAAATCACAGCTGCATTAGATCTTTCAAGTTGTGACATTAAAAAATCTAACACATTTATTCGTTTTAATTTGAAAAATTCTTCAGGTGAAAATTGCGCTGAAGTAAAAGCTACACCAGTAGGTAAAACTGAAAAAATTGTAATTAAGTTTGCAGAACATAAGTATTTCAAAAATCTTAAGTATCTTTTTGGGGCGTATAAGACAGAATATAATCAGGAAGAAGGCTCATCATACTTAACAAAAGAAGCTTATATCAGAAGCATTATTGGTGCAAACTTTCACGCAACAGATTTATCTCCTTCTGATAAGTTTGTGTCTGTTGAAGAAGTTGATTTAAGAAGCCCATATCTTGAAGCTTTGAATAATATTCTTTTTGAGTCAACACGCGATCTTGAAGGTGAAATATACGGTGTAAATGATAATGGTGAATTATATGTTTGTGGTAAACGTACAACTGCATACCAAAGACTTTATGATACAAAACTGATTTCGGCTCTTGATGATATTGTACCTGCTGCTGTTATTAACAACACAGTTGAAAAGATAGAAAGTAGCAATGCAGTTAACTTCAGAGACAATGATAAATATGAAAAGCCAAAGTTTATGAATATCAAAGTTAAAAAGCCTATAAATGATACTTATGATCTTGGTAAAAATCCGACTTTCAAGTATTTCAAAAACTTGTTAGTATTTGAAGCAAAACTTAATTTAGCTTCACCTAGACTTGTAGAAAAATCCGACTTTGATAATGGAGAGTTCCAACTTGTATGTGATGCTTTAAATCCTGGTGATGAGATTCTTTCAGGTATTGCTCTTGACGGTAGTGGAACAAAAACACACACAATTCTTACAAATGTAAAAAAGAGATGTAGATATCTTGCATCACAAGGCGATGATCTTGTTGCTATTATGTCAGATGGTATGGTTTACACAGCAAAGAATGTAAACTTCGAATCTGCAAAATCTATTGATATGCAAACTGATGGTAAAGAGTTTTCTGTTGAAGGCGCTCAACTTATTGATATGATTTATGATGACACTGAAGGTTGGGTTGGAACGTTCGGTTTTGAAGAAACTCAAGGTGAAGACTTTTATGGTGATAAGTACTATAAATTTATGATTTCAAAAGCATTAAACTCTGTAATACAGTCAGGAAGTGAAGCTACCTCGATGTATGCAACACCATTCTATATTGGTGAAAACACAGTTGCTTTAACATTCGCTGCTCGTTCAAAAGACAACTTAATTATGTCTCCTGTAGCGACAAGACTTGAAGTTGTTGACACTTATGGAGGTGTGTTTGGTACGCCTGATACATCTTATGTAAGTTCTAAAGATATCGCAATTAAATCATATACAGAGACAGATGTAACAGGCGGTGAAAACAACGACTTAGCTAATGTTGGTCCAATTATTACAACAGATGATAATAAAGAAATACTTCAAAACATTCTTGAAGGACCTTATGTTGTAAACCCAAAAGAATATGAAGAAGATGGCTCAAAAATGTATCAAAAGATTTTCTCTGATGGCGATATGGACATCGTACTTCAGCAGGATTACATCTTCATTAAAACACAACTTTATACAGTTGATGAAAATGGCGAATATGAAAGTTCATTTACAAGAGGCAAACATTGGCTTGGTGCAAAGTTACCAATGACACTTGATACAACTATGTTGAAGTTGCGTTCAATGCCAGTGACAGGTACAACTTCTTGTTATAACTTTGTTCTTGATGAAATTAAAACATTCTGTTCTTGGGCACTTGATACTGCACAAATAGAAGAAATCGGTGATGGCTATACATTTACAAACTTATCACTTGAACAGTCATTCACAAAAGAACAACTTGAATGCTACAAAAATGCAATTAAGCCACTTTCAGAAAACTATAAAGGTAGTACAACAGAAGGCCGTGGTCTTTTGACTTACGCTCAATTCTTGTCACTTGGTGTAACATATTATTCAGGGAATAAAAAACTCAATGTAACGAATGATTCATTTGCTGTTGCTCCTGAAGCCATTGATAAAGTTGTATTTGAGACAGGCCTTCCACTTACAAATGATCTGAAAGTTGATGATACAGCAAGATTCCAACTTGTTGGTACAAAAGATAATAATGTTATTATAATCTCAAAAGAATACGCAAATGCAATCGACTTTGAAGAAGCATATCGACTTTATTTGCTTCACGCATTTACTTATGTTCGTGGTATTCGTAAGTATGACGCTTTTGGAGCAAAAGTTGTAACAAGTATTTACTCATTCGGTAATAAGATTTATTTCAGATGCTACACAGGTGATATGTTCTTCATTGATAAAAAGTACTTGCACAAAGCAGAAGATATTGAAACAGTAAGCAACTGGAGAGTATCAAATCCGCCAGGACTTTCACATATTTACGGATGGGATGTTGAAGATCTTAAAAGCATCGGCGGTTATGAAACAGTCACTCTGAAAGACGGAACATTACTTCCTACTAACAATAAAGAACACTCTGTTTATTTCTTCAAGTTGACATCACCATTGTTTACTTTACCTGATAATCAGCATATGTTCTTTGGTGGTTATGCATTCCCATCAAAAGTAATTTATGATAAGTATGCTTCAATGGGCGGCGGTCAGTTTGATAAGACTCAAGAATGGTGGAAGATCAACCTTGAAAATTGGATTGCTGATGATGAAAACTCAGGTAAGACACCTGTTGTTATATACTCTGATGATGGCGGTGCAACATTTAATATGTTACCTGTAAGACAGTATTTACCAGAAAACTTCTTTGAAGATGGTGTTGACAGACAGGTTGCATACTTCTCAGAAACAGAAGATGGTAAAGTTGCGGGTTTTGTAAAAGAAAATGATAACGGAGCGGAGTCATATACATCAAATCAGATTGTTATCGACTTTGATGACTTTAATAAAGTTGACTCAACTGCAACAAAGTGGGAACAAGTTGGCATTCCTCGTGACGGCGAAGTAAGAAGCTTCAATAATGATGCAGGCAAAATTACTTACACTACAGGACGTTTGGGTTTTGGTGTTGATGTTGATATGTCACAAATGCTTGGTTCAGATACATTCAACTTTGACTTTACAGGTAACAATACTTTGGTTATTCCTGATGGTCTTAAGATTTCAAATGTTGAAGATGGGAATGCAATTAAGTTTAATAAAGCAATTACTGATGAAGTTACTACAGGTACATATCGCGTATTGCTTGCTGCATATACAAAAACAGATATTCCTTTCCAAGAAGACTACTTGTCAAATGATTCATCAATTCTTTCAGACTATTTGAAGTCAAGTGGCTCACTCAAGGTCGACTGTGTTAAAGAAGTAACAAACGCTTTAATTGCTAACCGCGCTTATTTTGAAAACTTCCCAACAGTTGATGAAGATACATCAAAAACTTATTATGAATATAATGATGATGGTTCTATTGTTGAACTGACAAACAATTATAATGAAAGAATTATTAAATGTACAGAAGACGGTAATCTGTTTGCATTTTCAAATCGTAAAGATGCTGACGGGAAAGCAATCGAAAGTTGGGTTGACTTTGCATCTTCATTAGGTAATGGTCTTCAAGAAAGCCAACTTGTTGCACAAGGTAAGCCTACTTTTACATTAAAAGATTTCATAACGAATGCTGAATGTATGGAAGATGATGATGACTTCACAAACCTGGTTAAAGGCACAAAGTCTTATTCATATATGAAAGAGTTTAATGAAGGAAGCGTACTTGCGATGTTTGATGTAAATGGCGGATTAGCAAATCTTCTTGACAAAAACGGCATTATAGAAAACACTGAAGATCCTTCTGATTATAACTCTATTGTGAGTTTCGTTGAAAATATGGAAGACTCATTCGGTGGACCTGATAATGATTTTGCTAGTGCAGAAGAACGCTTTATTTTCAAAAATTATAATGGCAAAAATTATCTTTATGATAAAAAATATAATGTGTTTGTACTTAAAACAAGAAGATTTATTTGCGGTACGCTTTCAATTCCTTATACATTCTATAATGGTGGAAACGGCATTACTGTTATTCCTGACCCAGTAATTGAGTATGATTCTAAAACAGGATATATGACTAAAGCTGGTGCTTTTTCATCAGGTATTTACTACCACCCAATGGGTTATGGTGGATTAAGAAACAATTCTTCAATAACAAATACGACACCTTGGAACAGAGACCCAGCTGCATTCACAGATGATTATTTGAAAAACTCAGTTGGTGATTATGTATTCTTGACAGACAATGTTGGTTCAAAAATCAGAGCATATGATGCTATTCAACTTATTGAAGATGGTAGTTATGATATCACTTATGACAGCTTCTTAAATGATGGAGTTAATGAAATTACAATAAAGTCAGGTGATACTGAAACAACTCATAATTACTATAAACTTCATAAGACTGGTATCAAACAATACCACTCTTGTGATTATGTAAGAAAAGGCTCAAAAGTTCTTTTAAGATTTTATAAAAATGCCGAGCGTATTACCGACTTTGAACTTGTTGATAACTGCTTATTTAATTATAATGGTGAACCGTGCTATGAAGCAAGTATTGATAACGGATTCCTCGTTGTAGGCGAATGCATTGGCACGCCTTCATCAACAGTTACAGCAAAGTTTTATGTACACTATACTTATGATGATGTTGAGTTTACAGATGAAGTGGAGTCAACATTTACATTAAATGGAAGCAACAGCGTACCTTGGGTTAATAAAGTTGAAGGCAACGATACAACTGTAGTTTACTATAAAGGCCGCGGCCTTATTTCAAAACCTGATACAGGTTCAAATGCAAATATAAAAACAGTAACATATAAATTAGAATTGACTGATGTTGATGGCATCTTTGACTTATCAACTGCTGACATCAAAACAACTGAATGTTCATACTCGATAGACAATGGTAAATTAGCTATAACATTCGTTGCAGGTAACGACTTTATTGAAAGAAGCATATCAGTAAACGGCACAACTGTTTGGAAAGCAGCTGTTATTGAACTTGATTATGAAATAAATAAAAACAAAGAACTTACTGAAGTTTATTTTGGTGACTATATCAAGTCAAATGACATTATTATTCCAAATGACTTAATTGTTTTAAGAACTGAAACTCTGCTTTATCTTGGGTATAAAGAGCATAACACTGTCCCAGAGAACTCGATTGTAACTGGCGCTTATGGTTATTCAATTTCAAAGAAGCCTAAGTACAGTACATTCCAAAATTTACTTTTTGGCGAAGGCGTAATGATTGATAAGAACGTTAAGTATGATGAAAGCGTTCTTACATCAATTAAAGTATCTGCAACATCAGAAGACAACTCTGAAATTAAATTGAATGCTCCTGTAACATTCAATGAAGCTTACAATGACGGCGTTGAACACTACTTCAAGTTTAAGATCCTTACAGTTGCAGAACAGTCACTTGCTCCAAAACATATGAATGATGAAAGTTATTATTATGAATTGTCAAAAGAACAGATGAGCTTGTACACACCAAACCGTGTATGGTACAACCCTAAAGGTTCTCCTGTACCGCCTATCAAAGTTGGTTCAAAGATTTTCAATTCAGAAAACAACTATGCTTATTATGATGAGGATTATCGTAATTCAAATGATGTAAACATTTATATGTGTGATGAAGAAGGCCACTATGTAAACTTTGATGAAAACGGCGTTGAGTATCGTCTTGATAATAAAGTTAATGGAACTTATACTGGTGACTGTTCAGCAAATGTTTATATGGGTGTTGATAACAGATATGTATCACCTAAGCCAATCAATCCAACTTGTCAAGACTGGTATTATGAAAACATTTATACTCCAAATAATGAGGTGAATCCACTTTGGCAGATAATTCATATTTCACCAAAAATTGAAAACAAGAAGTGGGTTCAAAAAATAAACATTTGTCGTTATAAGAAGTCGGGCGCGTCACAATTACTTGTTGATGATGTTGAGCATCCTTATGTTAATATGAATGAATTAAGTCAACTTATAGCTGAAGATGGCACTTTACGAATTAAAGATAAATTCCTCAACTTTAATGCTGAAGACGGTGATATTGAATTGCTTCTTTCAGAGGGAGATGAACATTACAAAAATCTTATAAACTCAAATGATGGTGATATGACATTGTATGGTCTTAACTTTAGTGTAAACAAGTTGAAGAATATGTTTGACAATGACCACTCAGAATTGTCTGCAACATTGCAAGCTTCTTATTCTGTAAACACATTGAGAGACTTTACAACAAATGTTCAAGATGACTCAACTATTGCTAAAGTTACAGAAATGGGCATCTTTGATAAGAATCATAAATTGATTGCTTATGCACAGTTCCCACCTATCGAATACCGTACAGAAAAGCAACACGCTGCATTTACAGCTGTAATTTATCACGGTAATATGACAGGCAACTAAGTAATATGATATTGGATGTAATTTGTGGTTTTGATGCTGCGTATGAAAATGTACGCAGCAATCTTGACTTCAATCTTGATTATTCTCTTACTGAAAACATTATAAAAGGAAAGGCAATTCTTAACCCATTTTTGAGAAGAGCAACACTTGACTGTTTTACAAAAGGTGACAGTGGCGTGTATTCAAATCTTATTTTTGAGAATAAAGACTATCTCAGTTTCTTTAAGGTAAAACACTCAAAGAAAGAGTTTAATGAATTCATCAGCAACTTAAATAAAGTAATATAAGACTAATTGATTGGAGGATATAATGGAAGTATCTAATAAAACATTAGATGAACAGGCAACAGAAATCGCTGAACAGCCAAAAGTCCCAGTAGGATATATGACAATGGAATTGTCTACAAAAGGTAAGTTTGGCGCGCCAAAAGTGTTTCACGTTCGTAATTTCAAAACAGAAGACCTTATAAGTTTGGCTATCGAAGATGAAGATAAAATGCAGGAAGCTGCTGCTGATATGTTGCAGGACCTTATCTTTGAAAAAGATGTTGATGTAAAGAAGTTTCATCAGAAAGAAGTTGTTGAAACATTCCTTCGTCTTTATCGCAGATATTATCAAAATGTTTTGAAAAATCTTCCTTGGGAATTGACTGAAGAAGACAAAGAAATCATTGCAAAAGAAGAAGGCGGTAAAGATACTGACTCTTACAGACGCCGTATTGCTGCTATCAAACGCGGTGAAGAAAAGCAGTTTTTTGACATTGATCTTAAACAAGTTGATTATTATGAAATCCCAGAAAATGTTACAGGTACTGTTCGTGTAACACAGAAAGATCCTGAAACTGGAAAAGACTTCGTAGTAGAGTACACATATCCAAGATATGGTGATGCTATTCTTTTGAAAAAGTTCATTATGAACATTCCTGAAATCAAGGAAGGTGAGCGTCGCTTTGCTTCAATTACTGAAAATGTAAAGTTCCGTCAGAAGATGGAAAATGCTTGGAAGGAAGGTGAAAATGTACCGCTTGAAAGAATACCAAGATTCACCCCACAGGATATGGAAGCTTTCAATGAATTCCAGAAGAAGAAAGCCCGCTTTGCAACTCGTGCAGTAAAGGCGCTACATTTGAAGTCTATTGACGGTGTTGACATCAGTGATTTGCCACTTGACAAAAAACTTGCTTATGCTGATGATCCTCGTTTGGACCACGCAACATTTGAGCAGGTAAACAAACTTTATGAAGAAATGAAAATCGGGCCAGTTGAAGATGTGAAAGTAATTGACCCTTATACAAAGAAGGTGACAAAGATACACTATACCTTTCGATTATTTACTATACTTCAGACCATACGCGATAACAAGCCTGATGGAACTGTTATTGAGTTTGTCTAAAGAGACAAGTAACAGTTTTGCTGAGTTGATGAAGATGCCAATGCATATCACTATTGGTATCTACAACGCTCTCAGGAAGTATCTCGAAAAAGAAGCAAAAGCTAGGAAAGAAGCAGAGGAAAAAGAAAGCGCAAGACAAAGCGGACTTTCAACACCTTCAATGCCTTCATTTAGAATGCCTAGTATGCCGCGTTTCTAACAAAAAAAGGCGAGCTTTTTGCTCGCCTTTTTCTATAATAAAACTACATACTCACAATTCGTTCCAAAATGACTTCTGTTTATTATTTTGTCGACTATACAGTTTTTATATTTTTCTGTTTCATCAACGACAAATAAATATCTTTTACAACCTCTATGTTTTTCAATACATAAGTCAATCCATTCGTCGCAGGACATCTCAACTTCATCATTATTCTCATTCCAGTGCTCTTTACCGCCATAAGGTGGACAAGTAAATAAACAAGTATCTTTTAATGTTGACCAGTCTTTCACAGGAGCTGTAATTAAGTCTTGTACATTGACAAAGCACATATCATCAATCTTTTTATAATAGATGATTTCATTAGACTCTCTTACGTGATCTTCATTGATGTCATAGCCAAAATACGTTTTTCCGCAATTAAAAGCACCCAGCATTCTTCCGCTAAATCCTGAAAAAGGATCTACTATAATATCTGCATCACTTAAATATTTTTGTATAAGTTCTTTCGCTAATGTTGGCTTAAACACTGAAACTTTTGGTGCTATTTTAGCAACAGAAAAGCCATCAACTACATCTTTAGGTGAACAACTTCCTACATATTTTAATCTGTTTAAAGCAGACATTTTTACTAAATCTTTGTCTTTCCAAGCTTCATAAGGTGACTTATGATTCTTTCTTGTAGCAACAAATAATGACTTATGAAAATATCTAATAAGTCCTAAATCACCTGCGCCCATTTCAGGATAAGGAAACGGTAAGTCATTCTTAAATAGTTTAAGATAGTCCTTAGTATATTTGTCATTAACATAGTTGAGATATAATGTTACGTCAGTTATAAACTTTACATTATTAAGTAAAGCACATTGATATTTCGCATTATAAAGCTCATCTTGAGACCTATCAAAAGGATTTATCATTTTCTCATTTTCAAAAAATTGAGGCCCTTTAACTTCTACAAGTTCACCGTCAATAATAAAATCTGGATAATAGCTATGTTCAACTTTATTATATGTATACATTAAAGGTTGTGTGACTCTTGATATATTATGACCAAGTTCAGTGTAGTATATCCATATAGCAAGCTCCCACTTGCTATCAAATTGCATACCATCATATGTATATTTTTTCTTACAGCCATCTATCAAAGTTGCTGCAGGAACATTATACTTTTGTAAACAAGTATCTCTTCTTTTTTGACTGTTTTCTTTTGAAATTCTGCTTAAAGTCTTTCTGCCAGCTTCACTTTTACAAAAATTATCTTGTCCATATTTTTCAATACAAGTGTTCTTAATCTTATTTCTTATATCTGAATTCGCTAAAGGTTCTCCACCATATCTTTCAATACAAGTAAGCTTTCGTTTTTGTTTCTGTTCTTCTGTTACGCATACTTTACGACCTTGTGTTGACTTTGAAATCTTTTTCTTTGTCTCTTCAGAGTGTTTAAGTGTTCCATTAACAGTCTTCACTATGAGTGTTTTACAACCTTTACAATGAAGATCAGTACGCTTTGCTCTAGTCTCAAACTCTTTTCCGCAGATGTCACATTTTACAATAATGTGTTCCCTTGCTTTGAGCTTTAAAGATTGAAGTTCTTCTAATGTAGTGACCACCACCATAATAATATATTAACAAAAAGGCGAGCAAAAAGCTCGCCTTAATTTTTATATTTCTGCAATAACTTTTCCTGTATCATCTACAGTGTATGTACAACCTTGAAGTTTGCTGCGTATCTCACGATTTGCAGCATCAACTGCTTTATCCACATCATTTGCATCAACACAAATTTTTACAGTTACAGGTACTACTACAACATATTTTTTCAATCTGTAATCCTCCTACCTACAGGCTTTGTGTCTTCTTTTCGTGTTGCCCACGGATCAAGTATAATATCACCCATTTCATCGAAGTCACAAGCAAGATAAGCACGCGACGCCATCAAATCACTGTAATGTAAAACCCACTCGTCAAACTTTCTTGGCTGTTCATTTTCAAACCCTGGCATCTGACGAGATGTTGTCCAAATGCCTTGATGTGCAGCAACCAATCTTCCGATTGTTTCAAAGCCGTGGTCTTTACACCACTGTCCACCAAGTGCAGGATGGTCGAAAGCTGTAAACTCGTGATCACGACCTTCAGGATACTTCCACATATCGTGAATGATAGCAGCAGCAATCAATTCATCTTTTTCACTTTCGACAGCAGGCGTCGCACGAATAAATTCGATAACATTTCTTACAACAACTTTAGTGTGACGAATAAGTCCGCCTTCACCAGCAGCATACTTCGGATGATACTTACCAGTTGATGAAGCAGGCTTGATACGATGAATGGGATCAACACTGTCCAAAGTCATTTTAACAAAGTTACGAATGTCGTCATCATCAATCTGTGCGACTTCATAAGAAAGTAATTCGTTCAATGTTTTCTTTGAATAGTCCATTAGTTACCGCCTTCAAAAAAGGCAAACAGCGTTTCATTCAACTCCATAAGGATGTCTTCAACTGTTGTCTTTTTGTTTATTCTTCTTTTTAAGTTTGCTGTCAAAACTTTTATTGGACCTTTTGCAATAATAGCACAAGCATCAAGTCGTCCGTTTACTTCCTGCAAGAAAGCTGCAGTTGTATAAGCTTTGTACTTTGTACCGCCGAAGTCCTGCATAATCTTTTCTATGGTTGCAGTCAGTTCATTCTTACCCTGAGGTACATCTTCTTTCTTTTTCATTGGCATAAGCTCACCCCTTAGCTCCTAATGATCCTTCTTCCTACAGTTGCAGGCTGAGGCAATGGACCTTCATCAGCAGCAGCATACTTTGGAGCAGGCTGAGGTGTTGGCTGCGGAGCAGCTTGTTCAACCATTTTTGTAGGTTTATTGTTGCGGCAAGCATCAATGATTCTTGTCATACCAAGAATGTAAGAAGCCTTTGAAGTATAAACGGAATTATCTTTGTAGAAGTCAGCAAACATATCACGAACTTTGAAGTAATTCGGATGTCTGATAAGCGGCTCAATATCAGCAATAGTTTTGTTCTTCTGCCAATCTGACATTGTCTTGGCTGCATCCTTCTGTGTATTCACACGAGTAAACAAGTCGATGAGTTCGCATTCAAGTTTGTCATCAGCCTTCTTACCGTTTCCGTTGTATTCATTGATTGTACCGAACAAACGATATGTTTCAGCATTTGCAAATGCAAGAACAGATAATCTGATATGACCGTCATAATCGTTCACATTTATCAATGTCTCAAACAACTCTTTTGAAGTTTCACCGTTTAACAAACGGAGTAATGTCTGATAAAAATCTTCAACATTTGCAAGGCCGAATGACTGTTTAATTCCTTCCAAGTCAAATGTTTCAGTCTCAACACACTGCTGCAAAATCATCGTTGCACGACGCAAAGAACCATCACAGTTCTGAGCAATCAACTGCAAGCCATATGTCTTAAACTCAATAGGAGCTTCAATATTCAACTTTTTGATAATTGAATAAAGATACTTCATTATGTCAATTTCCCCAAACTGAGGATACTTAAATGTCATAAGACGAGATGTCAATGCTTTGATAGAAGCTTCAGCCATTTTGCTGTTTGAAGACTCATCAACCATTGATGTAAAAATGTAATGAACATTTCCGCGTTTGCTTTCAAGCAATTTCAAAAGCTTTGATTTACACTGAGCAGAAAGTGCCTGCATCTCATCAAGGATAACAACTTTTGTCTTATCCTTAAATGGAGCAGTTGCAGTGAATGCATCAAGCTTTTCCATAATGTCTTCTGATTTGTCTTTTGCGCCATCAAGATTGATAACATCTCTTGACCAAGTTTCATCAACGATTGCTTTACAAGATGGGCATTCACAACAAGGCTCACCATCAGCGTCAGGATGCTGACATACCATCATCTGAGCCAAAATCTTTGCGGCAGTTGTTTTACCTGTACCATACTTTGCCTGAAGAAGCATAGCCTCAGGCCATTCATTTTTCTTGGCAGCTTTGTATGCAAATGTTTTCAGTTTGTCAAGTCCATACACATCTTTAAGTTTTGTAGGACGAAGACTTATAGACCAGTTTATTGATTTATTTGCCATTTTAACCTCTATATATAAATTAACACAGGGAGCCGAAGCTCCCAATATGTTAAGCCTTTATTTTGATAACTTCGTCCACAAGAAGATGTGGATTTGCCTGCTTAATCATCTGTGCAAGACGGTTAAGTGCCCATTCAAACTCGTCCTGGTCAGTTGCGTTGATAACTGCCTGAGCAAACTGCTGAAGATGAATGCCAGTAAACTTTGGATCCTGAATAGGTTCAGATCCGCGAGAGAACGAGTACTTGTTAGGAAAGAAATAGCGGCGGGCGCGGTCATAGAAGTGTTTCAACATTGAAACGCTTTCGCCATTAAGATAAGGATTACGACCTGCTCCCTGCTTTTCACGTTTAAGAACATCTTCGAAAGTCAAGCCATCTTCTTTATTTGCGTAAGCATTTCTCAATGCGATTGCCTGACCAATTACAGGATGAGGATACTTTTCTACATCGCTCAAAAGTGTGTAACCTACATAAAGTTTGTCACCGTCCTGAATTGCAGCAAGATAACCATAAGGTTTACCACGGCGTGTCTGTGTGTATTCACATCCGTTCATATCAGAAACAGTTTTGCCGATGTAACCGTAGCGGAAAGTATCAACACAAATCTTTGTCTGACTGCGGATGTCGTCAAGATACTTGCGGCAGTCAATCAAATTGTTTGCTGCATTGAAGAGTTCTTTTGCTTCATCAGCTGAAAGAGCATTGTTCTTTTCTGCAAACTCATCAAGACTGCAGTCTGTCTGTACAATGAAGCGAGCTGCTTCACGGATGTCCATTTTATACTTCTTTTCCATTTTTTACTCCTGAAACTTTGACTTGTCATAACGACGCCAAGCTTTGCCCCAAGCTGGGTCATATCCTTCGATAGGTTCGCCTTTTGTGAACACATTCTTTACCTCGTGATCCTTCAAGGCTTCGACAACTTTCTGAGCTTCTTCATCGCTCAGGTAAGTAAGTTCGATTCCGTCAACCGCGCCGATGTCTTTTTCATTACCATCTTCATCTTTTGACAGAATAGTTGTTTCGCGCATAACGAACAACTTCCTAGGAGTATCGTGGTACTTAAATTCTTTTACATAAGATTTCATTCTTACTATACCTCTCTTTATTCAAAAAGTACTTTAAGTCCTAATGATGTTCCAACAAATACTTCAAGGCGAGCGCCTCTGCTAGGTTCCCAACCTTTCAAAGCGTAAATATGAGTACATTCTGTTACAAGTCTAATGTCACGCTTCATAACCCAATTGTAAAGCTCTTCGCCTTCAAGGCGTTCTTGTGCTTCAATATAAGCAGGGTCATTTTCAAGAGTAAGCGGATTTATAATTTCCGCATCAGGATACTTTCGTCGGAGAGTTTCTTCCGCATCAGCGAAATGTTCTCTCCAGTGTTCTGGGTCGATTGTTATCGGCCCGCTGATATAGATTTTCATATTGCTCCTATTCAAATATTAACTTAATTCCGACAACATTCAGATTGCCGCTGTCAAGAAGTTTGATAAGATATTTTTCTTTTTCATTGAGTTCGTCCTCATCCTTATCACCAATAATCTGAGCACGAGCGAGAAGCATCAAGTCCTTTGCACTGCTGTCAGTAACATCGACCTTCATCTCGAGGTCGTCATCATTGTTGAAATATGTTTCAGCATTGTCATTGATATAGCCGACAATCTTTGACTTAATGTCGATCATCTGCTGAATCTGATTGTATGTAAGGTTACGAATGTCATCCTTGATTCTTTTGAAGTTTTCGTGATCCTTACCAATGAAAAGCGGAGCACGGCCTACTTCTGTAATGTTGATACCGTTGTCAGTAATAACATAAAACATTATTCTACCTCCTCGTTCATCTTATGAATGTTATATTCTTCCCAGTTATGAATGAATGTTTCGATTTCATCAAATGTTTCTCTGAAGCTTTCAGGATAGTTGTTTCTTTTTGCAAGAAGTTCGTGACGAGCTTCAGTTCTTTCTTCAGGATGATCATAATCACCCATATAAGAGCAGAAAACTTTCCAATCAAAGGTATTCACAATTTTGTAAATATCAGCAGCAGTTGCTTCGCTGATGTTGAATGTTTTTGCAATTTTCTGAATAAGAACTTCGCGTCTTTTCATATCGTGCTCCTTTTATTTGATTTGTTACAAAAATAATATAAAAGAAGTTTTGGAAAAGTTCAATTTTAATCGTTAATTTTTTCTAATTTTACGTTAAAGTCTTTTGCTAATTGCTTTGCAACTTCCTGAGAACAAGGCTCAACTTGCATATTGTAAAGAATGGACTTTTTGACGCCGTATCGTTCAAACATATCAGTTGCACGGATATAATCCTCCTTTCGTACCTTATAAGTTTTCCAACTGACATATGCCCGATACGCCCCGAAAAAAGTAAAGAAAGCGAAAAATATAAATAAGACATTCAAGTACCAAACTGGAGCAAAAGTCCAGCCCCAATGATGCAACATCAGAATGTCCATAATCAATGATCCAATACTCCATACTGTTTCAATTATGGAATACTTATTAAACTTGAAAAACATTTTAATTTTCGATAGTTTCATTTGTGAATACTCCGTTTTCAACGTGATAACAAGTAACATCATCAGCAAGAGAACGAATCATTTCTTTTGTTGGTTCCTTGTGTGTAATAAATATCATTTGGTCAAAAACATTTGAGTTGATTAAACTTGAGAATGTTTTCATACTGTTGTCATCTGAAGCAGCTGCATCAATTTCATCAAGAGCAGCGAATGTCAATCCATAAGCTCGACACAATGCAACCTTAAATGCAATACCCAAAACTGAGCGTTCATATCCTGAAGCCATTTTTGAATTGATTAAAGACTTTACATCTTCCATATCATTGTTAGGATCTGTTGTGTAAAAGAACTCAACACCACGCTTGCTTTGTAATAAACGAATACGGAACTCAGGGAATACTTCTTGCACAAAAGTGTTCATCTCTGCTTCAAGTTTTGAACAAGTTTTAACGATTAAGAAGTTAGGCAATTCTTTATCAAGAACTTTCTTTACCTCATTATAACAATCAATATCTTTTGCAAGAGACGCTGCTGAGTTTTTAATTTCCTCAATGTTCATTTCACTGTTTTTAATGTCTTCATCATATTGTTCAATTTGTTTCTGTGCAGCATTATTGAATACCATTGCGTTATCAAACATTTTGATGTCAGCTTTAATTGCTTCATATTTTCGTTCAATTTCATCTTGTTTTGTCCAAGCGTCCTTTCGCTTATCAAGTTCGCTCATAACTTTATTGTAAGCATCCTGTAAAGCTACCTGATCTGACTCAGCAACTTTCAAATCATTTTCAAGTTGTTCATAAACTTCAAGCGGCATTATTTTCGACTTCAAAACATTATATGTACTTCTTAAAGATGTAAGGTTTGCTTCAGCAGTTGCTTTCTTTGAAATCAAACTTGATATGTTTTGACGGACTTCTTCTTTTTTACGTCTGTCATCTGCAATAGCGAAGCCGATGTTACCTTCTTCTGTTTTCAAATGAATAATTTTATCAGCATTTGTATTCTTATCATTCTCAATTACAGAGTGATCCATATTACAAGTTGACTGCCCACATTCAGGACAAACACCTTTTTCTATCAATGAAAGCTTCTTTGTAAACTCTGTTTCTTTGTACTGACAAGTTGCAATGTTCTGAAGAACTTCTGTCTGCTTTACTTGATTAACCTTAATTGACTCATCAAACATTTGAAGACTTGCATTCTGACTGTCAATTTCCTTTCTTAAGTTTTCTATCTCTGATGTCAAAGCTGAACTTTTACCATCAAAGTCAAAAGTCTCAAGTTCTGTTTTTGCAGCTTGAGCAGTTTCTTTTTTCTGTTTGAGATCTTGAATTTTATATCCTAAGTTGTTAGACTTTTCAACAATATCATTTCTTTTATCGTGAAGCTCGTTTGCTTCTCCCATAATGTTTTTGATATGTGTAAGTTCTTCAAACAACTTATCTTGTTCTGCTTGCTTTGCATAATAAGTACTTGAGTCAAAAGGCGGTTCTTTCAACACAACAGAATCACGACGAGCTCTCTTTGCAACAAGCTCTTTATTAAGATATTCAATTTTTGAATTATCCAACTTAATTGCTTCGTTAGCTTCATCAATCTTATCATTGATGCCTTTTACTTTTTCAGCAAAGTCAAATTGAAATAAACGCTGAAGTAAGTTTGCTCGCTGAACAGGTGTCATTGTAGCAATGTCATCTTGTCCCTGCATAGACAGTATAATGTCAGAGTAAAAAGTAAAGTCAAGTTCTTTAATCAAGTCCGTTACTTCTGAATTGATATAATGCTTACATTCATATTCAACATCTCTTTCAAGAGGTGTTCCGCCCCGTACATTCAATGTAACATTAAATATTACTGGTGCTGAATTGTATTTCATTTCAAGAATAATTTTTGCGTGTTCAAAGCCTTTCTGAACAAACTCTTTAACTGAGTCTGCACGCTTTCTTTCTGCAAGACAAACAGCAATAGCTTCCATAACTGCTGACTTACCTTGTCCATTATCACCTTCCAAAATTGTAATTGCAGAAGACAAATCCAAATCTGCTTCAGTTATTTTCATAAAATGTTCAAGATGCAAGTTATCTAATTCTATCATAAAAATATATTAACATCATAACGAAAATGCAAATTGCTATAAATAAATTATCCTTTCAATTCCATTTATTATTGTCCAATATAGCTAAAAAAGTCACATTGACAGAATCTGTCAATCTGTCTAAATGTTAATATATACTTACAGGAGATTTTAATGAATATCATAAATAAAAATGTCATTCGACCAAATATAAATCCTGCTCAACTTACTGATGGAATCAACCTTTCAAGAAAAGAGTTTGCTTCAGTTGGTATCGTTGTTCGTAATCTTGCAAAGAAACACGGTGAAGGAAAATTTCAAGATGAGATTTTACTTGTGAATGACTTCAGATCAGAAATGCGTCAAATATTTGATGTACATATTACTTTTGAAGAATTGAAAACAAAAGACAATAAGCCAAGCGCAATGAAGATTGTGGCTTGCCGTTTCAAAAAGAAAAGACCTTTAATTTTCTTGGGATATGAGACTGATAACAAAACTTGGTTTATTCTTGATGAAAAAAGATTCCCAGTTTTGGAAGATCCAAACAGTCCGTTCCTTGGAGTTAATATTTAATACATATAGGAGAAATAATGAAAATTTTAAGACACAATAATTGTTGCACCTTCGACCCACGGAGTACAGTGGATGTAAAGCCTTATCGCGGAAATGACTTTTATGCAAAGAAAATTGGCAGAAAGTACGATGAGGATGATGGCGACGATGATGGCGCCATAATCAAAAGAAACCTTTCACGCTCAGGAAATCATATTTATTTCTATGATGTAATTGATACACAGACACAGATGTGGTTGCAAACACAAATGACAGCCGCATATGAAGAATATGTTATTTCAAATGCAAAAGAACTTGCCCACTCACATTCAATCACAGAAAACATTTATTTGCATATCAACTCTCCTGGCGGAAGCGTAACATCAGCTTTGGCTTTGTATGACTTTATCAAAAGCTTTCCAATGGTTTGTGTGGGTATTGTTGAAGGTATGGCTGCATCAGGTGCCTCAATTATGTTGTGTGCTTGTGCTATGCGTCAGATGACAAAAACATCAGTTGTTCTTTGTCACGAACTCCGCCACATTGGTTTTGGTTATGTACACGAAACTTGGCGTAACATTCAGGACCAGTATGAAAATGATAAGTTCTTTATGGACAAGTTGAAAGAAATCTATCTTGAAGAAACAAAGATTCCTGCAGAGACAATCGATGAAGCTCTTTCACACGACATTTACTGGGGAATTGATAAATGTAAGGAATATGAACTTTGTGACTTTGTTTGCGGTACTGATATGACAGATGACATTGTCAAAATGATTGATAAACGCGTTGAACGCCGCATTAAAGACAATGATGAACTTTGTGACTGTGAAGTTTGTACTGAAGTTGTTGAAGAACCTACAGGTAAGTCTGTTGAAGAAAAACCTGCTGCAACAAGAAAAGCAAAAGCAAAGAAATCTAAAAAAGTTGAAGAAAAAACTGAAGAGCCTTCAGAAAAAACACAGAAAACTGACACCTCAGAAAACCCATCGGACGACTAATAATATAAGAGGATTATATTATGAAGACCGAATTGTTTGAGGCTGTTTACAATTTGGCAAATGACACCTATGTTCCGATAAATCAACGGACTATGGGTGCCACAACTGCAAAAATTGATAGACGGATTGAAGAGCCAAGAGGAGACACTGCAGATGAAATCTTAAAGAATGTTCGTGATGATGCTGCGGAATTGGTGGCTCGTGCGGATATACCTGATTCTTCAAAAGCACAGGTAGTTACTCAGGTTATTTATGACAAAATGGCTAACCCATACAATGATAAGTTTCAAGCTGCAATTCTTGATACAGTTATTTCAGAAAACAAGAAAAATTTTTTTGATGGTTTGCTTGAAGACTGTTGTGCAGGTGACTTTGCAGGTTTTGTTCCTGAGCATATTATCGGTGAAAAACAGAAAAAAGAACAGGACGATGGCAATTCGTCTTGCTGTTAATTCAACTAACTATTCCTAGCCTGAAGTCCAGTTCTTCAGGTATTTTTTACGAAGAGGTATTATGAAGGTTTACAAACGCAACGGCGCCGAACAGGACTTCTGTTTGGACAAAATTATAAACGCAATTAAAAAAGCAAACAATGCAGTATCAGATGATGGCCGGTTAACTGATGAACAGTTTGACAAAGTTGTAGCAACTGTTGAAAAGTTTCTTGAGCCATTCGACACAGTAAAAGTTGAAGACATTCAGGACTTGGTTGAGAAAGCCTTGATGAAACATAACCGCTATGAAATCGCAAAAGCATACATTCTTTTCAGAGATAAGAAACAAAATCAAAAACTTTATGATGATGTTGACGAACAGGTTTTAGCAATCACAAAGGGTGAATCTGCTGAACTTCGTGGTGATAATGCCAATAAACATATCGATGTCAACTCTTCAATTCGTGATTACATTGCAGGTACTGAATGTAAGTCTCTTGCTCAAAAGATGCTTGATAAGTCTATTATCACTGCACACAAAAAAGGTTGGTTGCATTATCACGATATGGACTATTCTCCAGTGATGCCATTACATAACTGCGATGTATTTAATATTGAAGATATGCTTGACAATGGCTTTATGATGAATGATACAAAGATCACTCGTCCTCGTCGTTTCTCAACAGCAGCAAATCTTGCTGCACAAATCAATTTGATTATCTCAGGTTCCCAGTATGGTGGACAAACATTCTCTTGGGCACCTTTAGCAAAATATGTTGAAAGTACTCGTGTTGATTGTAAACTTGAACTTCTTACAATTCTTTCCGTTTTACCTAAGTGGCTTGCATTCATTTTGAAGCCTTGGTATAGCAAAATGGTTGAAGTTATGGTTAAGCGTGACGTTCACGTCGGAATCAAAACTTATCAGTACCAAGTACTCTGTCATCAGTCTTCAAACGGACAGACGCCATTCGTGTCTAATGTTATCAACTTGCGTGAAGCAATGGGCGAACGAGAGCAGAAGGACCTTGCATTTATCATTGAAGAAATATTGAAACGCAGAACTAAGGGAGTTCTTGATAAACTTGGCAAGCCTATGCCACCGCTTTTTCCAAAGTTGTTATATTACACCTGTGATGGCTTAAATATTAAAAAAGGCGATCCTTACTTCTATCTTACTGAATTAGCTGCAAAATGTATTACTGTTCGTATGCAGCCCGACATTATATCAGAAAAGAAAAATCGTGAAGTAAAGAAAGGACAGATGATTCCTGCGATGGGCTGCCGCAGTTTCCTAGCACCTGTATGGGAAGAAAGAAGATATCCAAGAAATACAAAGTTTTATTGGCAGTACACAACAGTTGACAATTTTCAGTATGAAGGCGCTCCTGGAAGAAACATTGACTTTAACAGAAAAATTGAATATGGTGTTCTCCCTCGCTTTGATGTAAATTGTGGAATTGCAATCAACTTCAGAGGCAACACAGGTTGGTTAAAAGAAACAACTGATGAAGAAGTTGTTATCTTGCAGCCTATTGTTTATGGCCGCTTCAATATGGGTGTCATTACTATCAACTTGCCTCACTGTGCTCTTTCAGCAGTTAAGAATATGAAAGACAGCAATATGGATCCTAAGTATCTTTTTGATGAGTTTTATCGTATTCTTGATGAACGTCTTGAGATTTGTCATAAAGCTTTGCTTACAAGATGGGAGTCTGTAAAGAACATCAAAGCAAAGAACAGTCCAATTCTTTGGCAGCACGGTGCACTTGCTCGTTTGAACGAAGATGACACAATCGGTGACTGGGTTATGAAACACGAACCTGCGTTCACTTCAATTTCATTGGGATATGTTGGTCTTTATGAAACTTGTATGGCTTTGACAGGTGAGTCAAACACATCAGTTAAAGGTCAAAAAACTTCTTCAAAGATTTTACAATATCTTAATAAGAAGTGCGAAGAATGGAAAGAAGAAGATCATTTAGGTTATTCAATTTATGGTACACCTGAAGAGGCACTTACTTACAAGTTTGCTTCTGCTTTGGCAAAAGACTTTGGTTTAATTGAACATATTACTGATAAAGAGTATATCGTAAACAGTTACCACGTTGACCCAAGAGAAGACATTGACGCATTCAGAAAGTTGAAAATTGAAGGTCAGTATCTTGCACTTTCAAGTGGCGGTGCAGTATCATATATTGAAACATCTGATATGCAGAAAAACCCAGAAGCTATCATAAGTGTAATTCAGTATATGCACGAGCACATTATGTATGCTGAAGTAAACACTAAACTTGATACTTGTTACAACTGTGGTTATCAAGGCGAGCTTGAGATGGTTAAAACAGAGAACGGCGACTTCAGATTCGTTTGTCCTGTTTGTGGATGTAATGATCCTGATAAGCAACTTGTTACCCGCCGCATTTGTGGTTATATGGGAGTTGTAAATGCAGGTAATGTAAACAAAGGACGAGGTGATGATATCTTCAATCGTACACTACATCTTGACAGTGAAAGCAACATACGCTATGTTGGCAATATGAAGCAAATTCCTAAAAGTTGTTTATGTTCTTAAAATGAAATAAGCATAAAAATACCCGCTCGAAATTGAGCGGGTTTTTATTTATTTACCGTTTTTGCTGTTTAAGTACTTTGTTATGTGATTTGTCAATTTCCACATATCACAATAAAGACAGTCATCAGATAAAATGTAGTTCAAGTATGGTAAAACTTGTTCAGGAAGACCACACCAGTTTGCAGTCTTTAATGCAAGTTCTGCATATTCATCATACAAATCATCTTCATCTTTTCCTTCAGCTTCACAAGCAGTCATATTGTAAACAAAGCGGCTAACGAACTGTCTTAATTCAACTGAAAGACGAACACGAGCTGCTTCACGAAGTGTATTCTTTGAACTTTGAGTGTCTTCATTCAAAATCTTATCAAAAAGCGTGTTTTTATTTTCACCATATAATTCATTGTACATTCTGTTAAGTCCTTCTATTTTGTAAATCAATTCATAAGTATCATCTTCACCAATGTTATCAACTCTTTCAAGTGTCATTGTCTCATAAGGTGTAAGGTCCCAGTGCTTGATTTCAGCGATATCTGCATCGCTTGATAAAACTTTTACAACAAGACGAGCTTCATCAACATTTACATAAGCATCAAGAATTGAAGTATCTGGGCAAGTTGACAAGTCAAGATTATCAACTACAAAGTCTTCAACACTGTCTGCTCTTCCGTAGCAACCTGCTGTATCACGATGGTCGGCAAGCTTAAAGCCCATTCCTTCATAGCCTGAGTAATCATTATCATCACTGTCATTGCCTTTGAAACAAGCAATCACAAATTTTTCAAAAGCATTTTCATCTGTCCAAAAAGCATCAGGCGGGTCAAAGCCAAATGCAACAGGACCTCTATAGTTTTCTGCCATTATCATATCCCCTGTTAATATAAAATTAGTAAAGAGGATTCTATGGGAAATTACTCAGTCATTAAAGAGTTTTGTACTTCCAACGGCCCAGGCGTCCGTACATCAATTTATTTGAGCGGTTGCAACTTACACTGTAAGGGCTGCTTTAACTATGAAGCTTGGGACTTTACTTCAGGTGAACCTGTCACAGAAGAAGTAATAAATCAACTTATTAAGTCGATTGAGCCTGAGTTTATTCAAGGTATTTCAATTTTAGGCGGAGAGCCTATGGATGCTAAAAATCAAGAAACAACACTTGAAATCATAAAAGCAGTAAAGAAAGCTTATGGTGACAAAAAAGATGTTTGGATTTGGACAGGCTATGTACTTGATAAGAACTTGCCGCAGACACCTTCAACAAAGCAGATACTTCGTAATGCAGATGTTATTGTTGATGGACCTTTTATTATTGAAGAACAGGATGTAAAGTTACCTTATGCAGGCTCAAGAAATCAACGAGTACTTCATAAAGGTGTTGACTATTAAACTTGTGGCTGTTCTTTAGAAACAACTTTGTTTGGACCATCTTCTGTCCAAACCCACAAGACAAGATCTGGGTCGATTGCAACATCATAGACAGCATTTGGCGCATTTGCTTCTGCATCTGCTGACCAAACTTCACCAGCTTGTGTTTCATCAGGGATTTTATGACTATGGCCACTTACAGACTCTGTAGATAGTTCTTTCCAAGCGCCATCTTTAGGCTTATAATAAACAGTTGCGTTTTCTTTGTTAAACTTTTCTTTAGCATCTCGTAAAGATACCATTTTTGTAAGCTGAAACTTATAAGGATTTTCAGCATCTAAAGGTTGTGCGCCCTCATCTAATTTTTGAATAAATGTTTTATATGCGTTCTTAAAGTCAACACCCATAACAATTAGTCACAGAATGTTAATATAAATAAAGACATACTAGATAATATCAATTTGGAGGATATATGAGTTATTTTGGAAAGGTGAGATACGCTGCATTTCAGCCTTTGATTGGCGGAGCTCTCATAGGCGCACAGCAGTCATTTGGATGTCCACCTACTTGTGTTATCGACTATGATGGCGTCGCAAACTCTGATCTTTACCTCAACTATATGGCAAATGTCAAAAAGACACCATTAAAACATTTTGTAATTGACGGTGGTGCTTATTCACTTGCTAAAGAATTGAAAAAAGATGAAGAAGGAAACACTATTTACAGTTGGTCAGATCCTGAACTTCAGAATCTTGATGTTGTTGTAGGCGTTCCTATTTGTGCAGGTCTTTCTTCAGCAAACACACAGAACAGTTCAACTTCAAAGATGGGACGTGGCTCTGATGCAATGCAGAACAACAATATGTTAGGTATGCTTGACATTACATTGAACACAATCAAGCCAAAAGTTTACATTTTTGAAAACGCTTATAAGCTTGCAACTCCGCTTGGTGCAGGCATCAAAGAAAAGCTGATTAAGCTTGCAAACGAAGCAGGCTATGCAACAAACATCGTTAAGGTAAACACAATCAACCACGGCTTACCACAGAATCGTACTCGTACATTCTTTGTTGCTTACCGCGGAGATGTTGCTCCTTTGATGACTTATGAACCATTGCCTACCCCAACAATTATGGATGTTCTTGAAGGCTTACCACCTCAGCAGTCAGCATTTCAGGAAAGAAGCTCTGACGATGGTTGGATTCAGTATTTGAAAGATAAGTGGGGTCCAAATTACCGTGAGGAATGGGCAAAACACGCAAGTGCTGCAGACTTTGTTGCTGATGAATGCGGCGATATGGAAATGGCAAAGAAGTACTTTGATGAGAAAGGCAAGAAGATCATCGACTACTGTATCAGCAAGAAAGCTCAGGGCAAAGGCTGGATGTCAGGTGCTCCACTTTACTATGGTCCTTATAAACTTCCTTCACTATATGGTCGTTCAATGGGTCGCTGTTGGCATCCTACTGAAGAACGTGGTTACTCTTTAAGAGAGTGTATGCGTTTGATGGCAATGCCTGATGACTTTGAGTGCCCACCAAAAGGAAAGGCAGGTATGATTGGTCAGAATGTTCCAGTATGTACTGCAGCTTACTACACAAATCAAGTTTTGAAATATCTTGACGGTGAGTTGAAGATGTCAGAACAGAAAAATGTTGAACAGGACTTCTGCTCAACTGGAGCAATTAGGAAAGAATCAAAAATTCCTAAAACAGGATTTGCTGCAATAATGAAATAACATTATGTCGGAAACTGCTTAGGTTTCCGACTTTTTTCAACTAATTGATATGAAAGTTTTAATTACAGAAGATACATTGGACAGCTTATTAAGTATAAAAATAAGTTCAGACGGTGGAAAGACTTATACTGACTACAGTGTTAGCTCTCTTAAAGATGGCTTAACACTTGACTGCAGCCCTAAAGACTTAAAAGTCATTTGTGATGTAAACACATTGAAGTATATTCAAGTTCTTGCTGACGGCGAAAAAGCCACATCAAATGTTAATTTAAGTGACTACTTAAAGTATAGAGATATTTATTTTGATGTTTATAAAAATCCATATTATGGCGTTAACCTTTCTCAAGAGGAAGTAAACAATTTATCAAAGAATGATCGTACTTTCTATATGTATAGAAATACCTATGCGTACTATTGTTCTAGTGAAAACTTTACAATTAGTGCTTTGAATGATACTACATTAGTATCATCAAAAGATGATTCAATCCATTATTATTCAAGTAGCTTTTTTGCTTTTTACGCCAATGATGGTGAAAATAACAACTTTTTTCTAGAATCTACAGTTTCTGGTCATCTAGAAATATTAGATGACTTTTATCATATATATATAGAAAAAAGTTCTTCTTATCTTGAGGATGAATTACTTAGAACAAATGTTAGAGTTCACTTTATTAAACATTTCTAATTACATAGAAAATCCTATAGCAAACTTTTGTATATCTAAGTATGAACATAAGAAGATTTATACTATTGATGATGTAATGCCAGATATACAAAAGTTGAAGCATTCAAAATATGTTTTAGAACATAATTGTGGAATGTCATTATTAGGAGATCAACTTAGGCTGTATCTTGCATCAAAGCAAGATAATTTTTTGTATGTTGATGCTGATTGTTACATACCTGATTTTTCAGAGATACTAATTCATAAAAATTGCACTTGTTATGATGACTTTGGACGAATAAACAACGGCGCTTTCTTTTACTCACAACACGACTGTGAGTTTAACAACTACTACTTAAACCTGTACAACACAGTACCTGAAAATGATTATAGACTTTTTAATACCGACTTTTTCAAAAAATATCCCTACAAGCTCGACCTAAAGAATAAAAAGTCGGGTGATATGGATTTAATTAAAGTAAAGTATCATCACTTTATGATAAGCAAGTTTTACTATTTCAAAAAGTTTTATCCTAATGCTGATACGATTTTTTACATAAAAGAGCCACATCCAGTTTTTAATATTCCTAAAGTTTATTGGAGAATGTTTGAAGACTATAGCTCTTTCATTATAAATACTTCAAATGGAAGAGTTTGGCATTATAACACAATAAATTGTTTAATACCACAAGATGACTTAATAAGACTCTTTAAAGAGCAAATGAATTACACATTCCAAAAACAATTAAAATATGTTGAAATGTAAAAAGGCGTGCAGTTGCTCGCCTTTTATATTAAGCAAAGTTTTTTATCGCTTCAATGCCATCTACAACAATCCATTTTCCATATTTATTTTTTAATTTGTTTGTTTGACTCCCAAGAAGTTTCTTGAGCAAGCTGCTCAAGATAGATTTCAAGGTCGTTATTTATACGAGCGATAGCAGTAAGATACAACTTCATTTCATTCTGAGCGCGCACGATCATTTTGAAATAAGTATCTTTCTGTCCTTCAGCAACATCATATAAACTTTTTACCTGCTCAATTCTTTGGTTATCTGCTCGCATTGCATCAAGATCATATGCGCCAGCAGAAGAAGCAAACACACCAGGAAGATTATATGTACCTCCATTGTTTGCTTTTGAGTACTTTGCTACAATGTCACTTTTCTCAATAGACAAATCAACATAATCTGTGATTGAATCACGGTAAAGTGATACAGCTGACTTAAGTGAGTCGATTTCTTTCAAGCATTTTTCAATGTTATCTTTAAGTCCAGTTCTAAGTGCTTCAATTACTTTTTGATTCTTTTCATCGATGTTCTGAACAGCGTAGCCTTCCTTCAAAGGTTTATGCTCACAAGCAAGGATTTCATCGAAGTTTTCTTTATTCATCTTTGCTCTCCTCGTCATCTTCTACATCATTGAAGTCAAACTCATCTGAGTCGCTAAGTTCATCTTCAGATACTTCCTGACCGCCACTTACAATCATATCACTTGACATTGTCTCAAAACCATTCCAAGTTGAGTTGTTTGCTTTTGCGTCAGCGTATGTAAACATATCAACTACTTCGTCAGAAAGATCATCTCCATTGATTTCATCTCCATCACGAGGTCCGAGGTAATCTGCAGCTTCTGACGCAGCATCAACATAGTCAGCTTCCATAGGCTGGTCAAGAATTGCACGAGCGGCATTTTTGTAATTGATTTCTTTATTCCAAAAGTGAATGTAATCAGAGATTACAGGATCTTCATCTTCAATGTCTTTAAGTACATCAATGTACTTTTCTCCGCGATCCTTAAGATAGTCAACAAATGCAGGCCAAGTAATTGTTTCTTCAGAAACAACTTCCCATTCGCCATACTCACCTGTCTCAACGAATGACTTAATGTCAGAAACATTTGCAATTTTTTCACCAGCAGCAATAGCAATTTCAGCTAAATCATCTGCTTCATCAAATGCTTCATCGTAGAGTTCTTCTGTGATTGTGTGTATTTTATCAAACTCAGTTCCTGAAGCGTGCCAATGCATAAACTTCAAATCGTTTGCAAAAAGATTGGCAAACATTGCAGCTTTTGCGATATTTCCAATATCTTTTTCTTCGACTTCAGTTGTTGTATCATCTTCAGTTGAAGTATCATCATTGATGTCTGATGTTGAAAGGTCTTCCTCATTTTCGATAAGTTTCAAGAATGAGCCTTTTGGCAAAACTCCGCCATCTTCATCAATACGAAGCAAAAAGCCTTTCTTACCTTCAAGAATTGTTACTCCTTTTACAGGCGACTTAATCACTGTCAACTGAGGGGTAGGCTGTCCATCAGGTATTTGTCCATTTGCTTGAATGTGTTTTGGGAATTCTGCAAGTTCAGCCGCTGCTACTTCAGGTACAACATAATTGTCAGAAAATGAATGAGAAAGTTTTGGGTCTTTTCTCTGATAGCGGACTGTCTTATAGTTTGGATTGACTTCCTTAACTTCAAACCCAGAGTTTTCAAGTGTTTTCTGAGCTTGAGGCTGAGTATCTTGTTGAATTATGATCTCATCCACAGACATTCCTGCAGGAGGTATAAAACCTAAAGCCTGCAAAAAGTTGGGGATAGTCAAGTTATCACTGTTACTAACTAAGAACATTTGTATTCCTCTTATATAGTTAGTAACAGCGATATGATTTTAATAAATGTTTGAAAGGGACTTAATTTCGTTATCAAATATTTCCTTAATTCCACGCATTTCACGATGGTAGTCTTTAGGAGATATCTCCAAGTTTTTGCAGATGGTTGCAACAGAGTCACGCTTCCCATCGCCAAACTTTGCACGAGTATTCCAAATCTTTACCTGTGTTGCATTAAAGCGCTTTGTCAAGCAATTATTTACTGCAGTCCAAAAAATCTTTTTCTCTGTCTGTTCTTCAAGAACTTTTTCTGGGGAGTTTGTTGTCAACTCATCAACAAGTAATGCAGCTTTATTCTGTGTAAGGTACGCATTTGTGTCGCCTTGCATATCATTTTTACCACTTGACTGACTGTAATCCGTAAGCATTTCATTCTTTGACTGCTCAATCAACTGTTTAGTTTTATCACGATTGTAAGTCATCAAATATCCCCAATAAGCGGCGTAAAATGTCCAAGTTCTTTTGCCCTGCTTATTTGTCTTTGCGGGAATCTTTTCAAGTTTGATGCTGTCCATAGCTTTTACAAGTTCAGAGTAAACATCTGCTTCATAACTTTCGGTGATGTCGAAAATCTGATCTGTTGTAAAGTATGTCTTTTCAAGACGATGAACAAGGTCCCACTTCATTTTGTGAGCGAGATCAATGTACTGATTGTATGTCTGTTGCTGAAGTTCAATAATCTTTTTTGTGTCGCCTTTCTCCTTTGCAGTTACATAATCAACTGCCATCTGATAATCATAAAAATCTTTAGCTTGTGCCATTTTCTGTTCCTCCAAGGTTGATTGTTGCTCTTATAAGATAACTGCTTTTCAAGTCATCTTAGTACTTACATGTGCGGAAAACCTTTAGGATTCAAAAGATAAACATTATTTAATTTTCTAAAGTAAGTGAGTCTTCATCTTCAACAATAAAGCACTGAGGATTTTTTGCATAATACTCATATGCAGCTTCAGCATTATCACCATAAACTTCATAAACAGATTTACCATAAGCTTTTTCAACAATAACTTCAAAATCTGCCCAAGAGAAATCTTCCGCAAAAGCGGCTACACTTAAAGACATCAAAATTGCAACAATAAGCTTTTTCATTTTAACCTCAGATTTAATATAAAAGAAAAACCAGGGAAGTTCAATTTCCCTGGCCATTGAGAATTGTTTATTTTAAGCTTCAACTTTTACAGTTGCAGTCTTTGCTGCTTTATTTGCTTTAGTAGCCTTTGCAGCAGGAGCAGTTTTTTCTGAGTTGATTACGAGGAGTGTTTTGCCACTTGCCATTGGGAAGCGAGAGAGTCCTTCGCGGTCAACTGATGTATTGATGTAGTTTTTGTACAAGTTGTAGCGGCTTACTCCGAGCTCTGCTGCAGCTTCCTTGAGGGTAAGGTCATTTTTGTAGTTTCCTGAACCTTCCTGAATTGCGAGTACTGTATTGAACTTGCGAACGATCTTAACTGTCTTTGCCATATTAGGCCTCCTTGTTAGTTGCGGATTTATTTTCATTTTCCGCTTTTTATTTTTGTTTGTTTTACAATAATAATATAAAAGATCTGATGCAAAAGTTCAAAAATATGAAAAATTTTTCCCACTTTTTTAGCTATATTGGACAATATAAAATATAATGAAAAATGGAATTATTTTACTAATTCTATTATAAGAGGATAGTAATGTTATCAACAAAGCAAAAATCTGACTTGTTATTTAAGCATTATCTTGGTGCAGGTTCTACTCGTGATAATCGTGAGTTTTTCGAGGAAGCAATTAAGTCTTCTTTTGTTGTAAGACCTGACCAGTTATGGACTTATTCTGATAGAATTCCTGATGGTACTGAAGCCACAGGCGGAATGGACAACATTGAGTACATTATCAATATGGGTCTTGATGGAAACGACCCGATCTTTTATCATTACATTAGTGAAGATCAAGACAAAGTTCCACTTGTAAAGAGATACATTGACTTGCCTCTTACAATGATTGACAAAGGAACTGATAATGCATTCTTGATTGCTGATGAAAATGGCAATCAAATTAAAGACATCATCCCTTTCAACTATTGTGAAGAGTATTACAATTATGTTCTCAAGACTGCTGATGGAAAACGCATTCCTTTTGGTGTAGGTGATTGGAATGTTGATACATACTCAGGTATTGTTACTTTTTACGGTGAATTGCCTGACGGTGTAGATCACGAGCATCCGCCTTTGATTTCTTTTTATCAGTATGTTGGCGGAAATGGATTCCGTCAAGATACTTATGGTTACGATGGTGCAATTCTTCCTCTTGATAATGTTGAGATTGCTGCAGGTTCTTGTGCAGTAACAAATGGTTCTGAAGGCAGAACTCTTTATCAACATATCGTAGACAAAGCAAACGAAATCCAAAATGATTTCGTTGATGTATTCGGCTGGGACGGTGCAGATAAAAATGAAGGTATTGCCCTTTCATTTGAGAAAGTAATTCCTCTTACTTACACATCAAATCAGGATGCAGTTAAAGGCTATGACCAAGCATCTAATTCTGAAATTGGTACATTGCTTTCAAACAAGACAACCAACTTTGAAGCAGATGAAAATTATGAAATCGTATTTGCTTCTCAAAAACTTGACACAACGGCTACTTATAGAATTGAAATTGCTGATGGCGTTGCAACAGGATATGAAAACGATGCTGCTCAGGACCCAGTAAACATTACAGTAAATGAGTGGGGACTTTATAAAGTTTGGTTGAATGATCACGCTTTCGTTGTACTTAAAGTTAAAAACATTGAAGATGAAGCATTAACGTTCAAAGTTTCATCTAAAGATAAAGTTGTTACTGCTTTGCTTTTGTATTGGAGCGATCAAGATAAGCAATATCAGCCATTCCTTCCAAAAGAAGACTTGCTTGGTAACTTTGGTTTCCCAGTTGTTACAATCAATGGTCGTTTACCTCCTTCAGTTCAGTTAGGTACTGCTGCTCTTGCAACATTCTCAGACGTTATTACACCAGATTATTATGGTCCTCGTACATTTGCTGTTGTTATTGCAAAAGAAGACGGCACTGATGTAAAATCTGCTGATTACATTGTAAAGAATAAAGAAGATTGGTATCTCAATGACATTCTTGAACAGATTAAAATAAAATATGGCAAGGATCTTAAAGGTACAATTTATTTAAGAGCAGGTCATTATGTAGCAAATGACGATATAGACATTTCAATGTTTTCTAATGTAATTATCGAGGGTGACCACTTTGCGACAACTATTGATCTTGGCGGCCATAAATTGATTGCAAATCCTGAAGAAGGAGAAACTGCTGAACTCTGTCACGCAAAACTTGCTAATGTCAGTGACGTTGAGATTTCTGCAAAAGGCATTGTAATACTTTCAGATTTATACCTCACTGGCACAGACATTGAACTTGAAGCATATAATTCAGGTAAAGTTCTTGTTCGTTCAGTTTCTGCAAACAATGTTCATATCTTTGGTGAACAAGATGCTGAACTTCCAAATGTTGACTTAAAGAGTTGTTTCTTCAACAAAGTAACAGTTGAAAAGAACAAAACATATTTGAGCAATAACACAATTAACGAAGTTTCCGTAGCAATCCCTCCTGCTGACACAGAAGACAACACAATGGTACTTCGTGGAAATGTTATCAATACTTTGGCAACAAAGTATGATGACTTGTTCATTGACAACAATATGATCTTCCGCTATAAAGGTATTGCAGGTTCTGCTGCTAATCAGATTCCTGTAGGTACACCAGAAGATCATACAATCTTGAACAGTAATAAAGATGAATTAACAACTACAGGCCGTTTCCCTATTTTCAGTAAGGACGACTTCTTGCATATGAAATATGCAGAGTTTGCTTCACCTTTCAATTACAACAAAACAGAAAACATAATTGAACTTCTTTATGATACAGAAGTTATAAAAATCGTTGATGGCAAACTTACAACTGTTATCAAATCTGACAGAATCGCAATGTCAGAAGTTGTATTTGACCGTCACGAAAACTCTGAACTTGACCCAGTAATTTATAACAACTCACACAACTTAAATGATGTATTCAGACACATTTATATGTGGAAAGCAGACCTTGATGAGAATGGCAAAATCCCTCTACAAGAATTGCCTGACAGTGTTGCTTATGGTGGTTTGTTATTCGTTGGTACTTGGTCATTTGTAAATAACAACGGTAAATACCCAACATTCAATGATGCACAAATAAGTCTCAGTGAAGATAAAGTTGTAAACGAATTACAGCCAGGTTGGTTCTTCATTGTTTCAGAAGCAGTTGATACATCTGATACAGACGCAGACAATGATACACCAGTTGCAGAACAGGTTGCCATTGACGGACAGGTGTTCACAGCTGGTGACTGGTTAGTGTTTGAAGGATTCACTGGAGCATCAAGAGAGAATCTAAATGTTCAAGTTCTCAACTCAGCAACACCGGTTAGCACTAGTAAAGATACTTATCTACAGTACAGTCCAAACACTGTTCTCACATCAAAAGTTGGTTTAAGCGGTGAAGAGATCACAGGGCCTTACACAGCTGTTTGGTCTTCTATACAACAGTACTACTCTGAAGAGAACACAGCAAATAGAACACGACACAATGTAAGCTCTTTAATCTTCTTTGATGATCACGCCGACTTGTACTTCAGTGACACAGACTCATTTGACTTCAAAGAGACTTTTGATGTTGAGTACATTGAAGGAACATTTGACAGCGGAATAGCAGGAACAAGTCCTTATAGAACACTTACACAGATAAAGATTGGTGACTATACATTTGATGTTCTTGGTACAGGTGTTTCACAGGCTGACACAAGTCCTAACATTCTAACAACACCTGTCGTGACTAAAGACACTGTCAATAAAAAAGTAGTAATTCGTCTCATTCTAAAAGCAGCAGATGATTCAACTGCAACTTGGGCTAATGACGTGTTTGGTGCGGTTGATGGCTCAATGAGCTTACGACCTACTATGATCCCAGGTTGGTATGGTGATACACATTTAGAAGGTACTACTGACGTTTTAGACAACATTGACGCAGTGTACTCTATAATCTATGTAGATAAGACTAAAATAGAAAACTTCGGCCCTAGCTTTTATGATGTAGAGTCAAAGTGGGTAAAGATTGACCGTGCTTACTCTGACCCAACATACTCGCCACTTCCTTATTACGCAAAAGTACCTAAGGTTGAAAATCTTGATTGGTACTGGAAAAAGAACAGAAACGGCGGTGCTCTTGACTTAAGCGGCGATACAATTATCGAAGCTTTTAAGAAAGTAAACGATGAGTTGAGAAAGTTGCAGCCTAAGAAACCAATGTACATTGGGGCGGTTCCTTTTGAAATGATGAAAGAGTATGATACTGTTTCTTACAGAAACTACAGAAACGGTGTTATGGGATCTGTTGTTACACGTCTTGACTCTACAAAAGTAAAATCTTTTGATATTCAAACAAGATGCTTACCTGATGGCACAAGAACATATCAGGAATTGATATTCTTCGGTGATGAAGCTAAACTTACAGTAAATGT